GAAGAGTACATGATTTCTAACATGGGTAAATCTGATTTCGAAGAACTTAAAAATTGGTGGGAATCAAACGTAGCAGAATCAGTAGTTACTGAAGCTGAAGTTAAATCTGACGAGGAATTTAAAGAATATGCAATGACTGTTTTAAAGAAAGCATTCGGAGATGACTTTGATGAGACTAAAGCTGGAGAAGTAGTAGATGGTATTCTTAAAAAATGTGACGGAGACTATGGAGCATGTGTTGGAATGTTAACGAGCTCTTTAGGATAATCAGTTGTTACTGAAGCATTTGATGCAAACTATTGGGAAGATTACCATGAAGATGCCCCAAAAATTAACAAAACAATCCAAGCGGAATTCAACTACAACAAGAAGTAGAAGCTGCTGTTGAGGAGTAGAATGATAACAACGAAATGGGTGAAGAAAACGAGGTAACACCTGCTAGAGAAAAGACAGTCTTAAAATTGGCAAAAGAATACGTTAAAGCAAAAGGATATATTTGTCACGACGTTATCGACGCAATGATTATGCAGGAATCTTAAAAATAATCTAAATAAATAATACCTGATGTTTTACCATGCCAGGTATTTTTATTATATTTACACTATGAAACATATTAACTTATTTGAAGACTTCTTAAATGAATCTGACTATGCAGAAGCAAGGGCTGACCTTTCGCTAAAGGCATCCGATCTACTCGCAAAAAGAAAAGAACTTAGAAATAAAGTTAATAACCTTAATCAAAATGCAGATGACCCAAAATCTGCAATTCAAGCCCAAATAGCAACCCTTAAAATGCAGGCTCTGGATCTTGATAATCAAAAAATAAGAATCAATTCTAATATACTTGATTTAAGTAAAAAATTAGAAAGTTTATAACTATGAAAACCAAAATCCTTAATTTTAATCAGTTCATAACTGAAAGGTATGAAGTTAAATTGAATAAGCAATTGTTATTAGAGGGTGGAGCAGCCGGACATATGTCCCATCCATTCGATAATAATGACCTAACATTTGGAGACTTCAAGAATATGATTATTGGTGGACTTCAAGGTGAACTAAACTTTGAAGAGGAACCTACTGAAAAAACCGACGGTCAAAACGTATTTGCAACTATTCAAAATGGTGAGGTTAAATTTGCCAGAAATAAAACTGAGTTGCAAAACCCTATGAGTCTTAAGGATTTCCAAAATAAATTTGAGGGACATGCAAGTAAACTGGTACAAGATACTTTTCAATTTGCAGCCGCTGATTTAGCAACCCTGCTCATAAAGTTACCGGCAAAAACACAAGAGGAAGTGTTCCAGAATGGGCTGAACTTCATGAATATGGAGTTGATATATTCTGCAAACCCTAATGTAATTCACTATGATGTTGATGTAATTCAATTCCATGGTATCAAGAAGACTGATGGAGCTGGAAATATAGTTGGAGATGACAATAACGCGGCAAAAAGTGTTAGTGGAGTTCTTAAATCTTTAAACGCTGATGTTGGAAAAACATTTACAATAATTCCACCGCAAGTTATTAAACTACAAAAAGATATAAATTTTGAAGAGAATCAGTCTAAATTCTTAGGAAAACTTGATGCTCTTAAAAATCGATATAATTTAACTGATGCTGATGCAGTTGCCCGCTACCATGAAATGTGGTGGAGAGAACAAATTGAAGCAGCATTCGGTGACCTACCACAAAATATTAAAGAGGGACTATTATTAAGATGGGCTTATGACGACAAGAAAACCCTAAATATGCGTTCATTAGACAAAGAATTAACTCCAGCACAGGCTGAAGCAGTTAAGAAGTTTGACAAAGAGGACGTTAAAAAGAAATTCAAAGAAAACATCCGCCCATTTGAAGACCTATTCTTAGAATTGGGAAGTGTTATCTTAAAGAATGCTAGTAATTTTGTTGCTGCCTCTCCAGATAAAGAAATGCAAAGGCTACATAACGAAATTAGAACTGAAGCCGACAAGATTAAATTAAATGGAGATGTAACTCAAATCGAAAAGGTTGCAAAAGAACTTGATAGACTTGAAAGAATTGGAGGAATCCAATCTATTATACCGACTGAAGGTATTGTATTTTCATACAAAGGACACATGTACAAATTAACAGGAACATTCGCTGCAATAAATTCACTACTAGGTATTATTAAATATGGAAGATAAAATGAAACACATAAAATTATTTGAAGAGTTTGTTGAAGCTGAACTTAATGAATCAACAATTAATTAATAAAAACAAAGAGATGGCACTACAAAAATTAAGAGAGTATTTTAACGAAACCAATAGAGAAACCTTTATTGATATGTTAAAAAATAGGGTGTTAGTAACTGAGAAGGTTGCAGCTCCCACATTTCTTGTTAAAAGAAATCTTGATGGGTTTGAATATTTTAAATCTTCAAATTCAGACAAATTAAATCTAATTGATAGAACTATTATCTCCCTATATGAGATTGCAATCAATTACATGCAAAGTTTGCCAAGTGGAACTAAAAACCAAATGCCAATTGATTGGAGATTTGGATTTGAATACCTACCTGAAGTTAAAGCATCTAAAATTAAATACGAAAGAACTCCAAAAAATAACCTGATCTTGACTCACATTCAACAAATGGGAGAGGGCAATAAGGTTAAGAAAACTATAAATGACCCAGTTATTCTAAACAAATGGGCTAAAATTCTTGATGTTCAACCGCCAAGCATCTTATTTGACGGTTACCTATCTCAACTGCAGCGAGATGAACTATTAGAATTATTGTCAATGAGTGATAGACAATTTAGTGAATCATTCGACTATTTAGAAGAAACAAAAGACAAATTAAGTTTTACTAGTAGAATTATTAAACTTTTTAATCCTAGCGCCTTTGAAACTGCCCTAAATCCTGACATTGATGCAGAATTTGATGGATTGGTTGTTAATTTTATTGATGAAAAATCTATAAAATCTTTTAAATTAGAAGATTTTATCAGAAAGTCTACTGTTGATAACTCTTCAAGCCACACGTATCAAATTGCAGTGACGGATTTCTTAGAATTTGCAACTCAATTTAAAATTGATGAAGTTCAATTAGAAGACGAAAGAGCTGACTACAGATATCTTAAAATAATGTCAATAATGTTTAATGAATATGTTGACAAGAACTCATCTAAATATATTGGAGTTAATTTTGAAAGCGCTGAATTTTCATCAGCACAGTCTTTTAAATTAAATACAAAATATATTACCGATGAAAAGACACTTAAATATACGTCAAATGATATTTTAGCTGAACTACTAAAAATGGTTTTAAGTTCTTTTAGAAAGAAACGAACTAAGACTTCAGATTTAATAGATAAGGACACTATGGCACGCCTAAATGAAATCATCGAAAAAATTAATAAGAAAATATTTGTGGAAAGTACAGAAGAAAATGCAATATATGACTATCAAAACTTTATGTTGCGTGATAAAATAAAATCTTCAGTTAACCTAAACGAGGCGCTTAAACTTACACATGTTGAACAAGGAAAACAGCCAGTAAATATGTTTGTTGGGCGATTCCAGCCATTTACACTTGGACACGCTAAAGTTTTAGAGACTATTCATAAAGAGAATGGCTACCCAGTAGTTGTATTTCTTGTTAAAGCAAAAACCAAAAAGAAAGGTGATGAATTTAGCAGACCGTACGACGAAAAGACACAAATTGAAATGTTTAAAAACGTTCAAAAACAATATTCATTCCTTAAAGAGATATATGTAATTCCAACCGGAGGTATCGATATTATGTTTAATGAAATGAGACCTAAATACGAACCAGTACTTTGGGGAACGGGAAGTGATAGAATGACAAGTTATGGTTATCAAGTTAATAATGACGCTTACAGAGATCAATTAAACTGTAGAGCTGATTTTGGACTTTTTGAAATTCCAAGAACCGACGATGATATTTCGGCTACCGCAGTCCGAAATGCCCTATTAGACGGTGATGAGAAACTATTCAACAATTTAACGCCAAAGGCAGTTCATTCGATGTATAATGAACTTAAATCTAAAATTGAAGATGCTATGGGAGTAGTTGCTGAAGGATTTACCAATGAGATTATGACATTCAAACAATATATTAACAAAGATATATAAACATAAATAAATATAGAAATCCTATGAATTTTAATGAATTCCTAAATGAAGGTAGTACTTTAATTAAAGAATCAGTAGTTAATAAAAGAAACATCACAATCAAAAGACAATATACTGATAAAAATCCTGCAATTACTGTAGGTAAAGCAGCTAACGTTCGTAACAGAATGCTAGAAGCTATTAAAGATGGTAAACTTTCTCAAGAAGATTTTAATAATATTCTTAAAGAAATGACCACAGATTCTAAAAGATGGTTGAGAAGAAACGCTCAGTATTTTAATGTATCTGAAGACGGAATTACCCTATCAAAAACAGGTTCAAGAATCCTTAAAAATGTTATGGTTTCCGAAGCAACTACAAAGGCACCAAAGATTTGGGTTCCTGGAGGATTTGATAAAGAAATTTCAAAATACCCAAATAGTAAAATTACTAGAAAAAACGTATTTGATGCGGCACTTAAATGGGATGTTAATCCTGAAGAAGCAATTTCTTACGTAGAATATGGTTGGGCAGTAAACTTAAGCGAAAACAAAAACGATATGAAAACAAAATTTATTTACGAATCTTTTACAGAATTTGTTAAAAACCGGTTAAACGAAGGTAACTTAAACGAGGCATTTAAAAGTGCTAAATTGGCTAATCTTTTTGCAGTAGGAAGTGCCGGTACTAAAAACCTTGCAGGAGCATTCTATAACTTCTCAAAACTTGCAATTGACCAAATTCAAGACTATGATATTATTGAAATGGACCCTCAAACTGCCCGTAAAGAAAAAAGAGCTAATGGTATTTACTTTTATGTAGTAACTAATCAAAAGACAAATCCATTCGCTGAAACTAGTAACCCATCAACTTGGAATAATGGACTTATTCAATCAAATACTCTATTAGCAATAACAAGTGGGCAAAACGAATGGTACTCAACCGCTTATAGTAAATACGCAGGAGGTACTGAAACTTTAAAAATTACTAAAACAAGAGAGGATGCATCTGGATTTGATAAAAGAGACAGTAAAAGATATGATGGTTCTGGAATTACATCTCTTACCAAAGTAGCTGAATTGGCCGATATTGCATATGTTATTGACTTAGACGTTCTTAAGGCGCGCTATTCTACAGCATCATTAGTATCAAAAAGAGCTGCAGATAAAAGTGGAGCTACTGCCTTTCAAAACGACAAAGATTTTAAAGCGGCAAACAAGGCGCGTTATAACGAAATCTTAGCCCAAAAAGCATCTGAACTTCCAATGGATTCACTTGTATTAGGGGCTATTGATACTCTTGCTACTCAAATCAAAGATGCCTTAACTAAAGGTGAAAAAGGAAGATATGGAGAACTTATTGTTGGATTAGACCCTAAAGGTAGAGAAATCAAAATGAGTGATGCATCTAACCTAATGAGAAACATCCTAGACGAGTACAATAGATACGTTGGATACGCTGTTGAATCTGAAAAAGAAGTTTCAACTGGATATAGTGGAAAATTCTACGAAGATAGAATAAAAGAAAGTGCTAAAACAATCACTGATTACGTTAAGAAAGTAGACGCTAAAAATTACGCTTGGTAAAATGAAACATATAAAACTATTTAAACAATTTGTAAATGAATCTCTAAATGAAGGATTTTTGGTTGACATTAAAGATATTCACTTTGAAACAGATCCTGATAAACAAGAGCAACTTAAAAGGGCTTACGGTAAAAGTACTGGAGCAATGTCTACAAAGTCTCAAATAGAGTCTGCTGATTATGCTCTTGCTAAATTTAGAAGAGAAATTAAATATGACAATGGCAAGTCAGGTAGTGAAGGTATTACCGACGTATTTATTCCAGGTTCATCAATGGCCGCATTCTCTACAATGGGAGATGGTCCCCATAAAAAAGCAATCAAGGCTAAAAAATGGAACCAAAAAGAATACAATCAATGGATTGAAGATATGGCCGGAAACGGAGGAGCAGAAAATGCATACGATATGGCACAAAATGCTAAATTTGAACCGGGACTTATTGATTGGGTTAAGAAAAATGTAGCGTATGGCGAAAAACCCCTAGACCGAATTCAATACGATATTGAAGCATATTCATAACAAAATAAAATATTATGAAAAAATTATACATCTTATTGTTTTTATTATTAACATTTGTTGGGACTTCACAGAACCAACAAGCTACAACCATTAAAAAGGAATCTAATTCCCCTGGATTAATATGTTCTAATGAGAATAAAGATAAATGGTTTGCAATAATACCACATTTTGGAGAATACAATGGCATCTCTATACAAAATTACCTAACAACGTTAAAATTAAATATTGGTAAATGCAGCAAAAGAGACGCAATAAGATTTACTTTTACTGATGGTAAATATATGACGATTCGATCAAATATAGAATTAACATGCGAAGTACCAACAGAAATAACATTCCCTTTAAATCCAGTTCAATTGGCAGTTTTAGAAATGAAATCTATTAAATACATAAGATATACTAATGGAAATGATGGAAGCAATTTTTTATATTTGACAACAGAAGATAATAAAGACTATTTTAAACTTATATTAAAGAAATAAACTATATGAAACACGTTAAAGAAGGAGAAGACCATGAGGTTGGAATGGCAATGAGTCAACTTAATGCAATTTCAAAAGCAGTTGGTGAATTACTTCAAAAAATTGGAAGAGAAGAAAAGGACTTACCGGGATGGTTGCAAGACCATATTTCACAGTCTTATAATTATATTAAACAGGCAAATGACGGTTATCATGAATTAGATGAGATGGTTTCTCCTGATAGTATTGGAGACATGGGAGCAACTGCTCTACCTTCACCGACTAAAGTAGGTTCCGGAGACGTTCCAAAGGGAAGAGGAGATGCTAGAGAAGAGGAGGAAGAGGAAAAGAAGAGACGTAAAGAGTTCTTAAAGAAGTTTAAATCCTTCGAACAATTCATGAATGAATCTGCGCAAAAAATCGTAGATTATAGTAATTCTAAAAGTAAAATTTTAGTTGGTTTAAAAACTGATCTTTTGCGAAATATGAAAGAAAGATACGAATATAAAGAAGATGGAGATACCATTTATTTCTTTGATAAAAATGGAAATCATTTCGGTACTCTTTTTGATTTAGGTAGTAGATACCAAGAACTTCGACATAATGGCAAATTAGATGATTACGGTTATTTAAAGTAACAAATAATAAAAATTGAAACAATATTCTAAACCTCAGTATAACTACTGAGGTTTTTTTAATTTAACAATGATGCACTACTTTTTTAAACCAGACAACTTTGAAAAATGGTCAGAACTGGCCACTGAAAAAATCTGTGTAACAATTGACGAATGTGCCACACTAAGGCAACTAGAATCAGCCAAACAGATGATCGACACATTCATAATGATTACTGCTCTTGAAGACAATATTCAAACAGAGGAGCTAGAATGGATTGTAAATCTATATTGGTTAAGAATAATTTTAAAAAAACAAATTATTTTGAAACAAATTAAAAATCCTAAGTATAAACTACGAACTTAAAAATAAACAAAATGGAATTCTTAGACGCATTAAGACAAGAAGATATGGTAACTGAAAACGGGATGGCGACAAACTCAACTTCGTTGAATGCATGTGTTGACCTTTTCTTTAACATTGGAGCTATGAGAGGACAAGACAAACAACGTTTGATTGCAACGTTCTCTAAAGCATTTAATGAGGACCCTAAGCGCGCTATGAAATTACTTTTCTGGGCCAGAGATGTCCGTGGAGGAGCTGGAGAACGTCAAGTTTTCAAAGACATTTTAGTTTATTTGGCAGAAAACCATGACTTGGTACTTAAACCAAACTTACATTTAATTTCAGAGTATGGTCGTTGGGATGATTTATTATCTTTAGCAGGAACATATCTTGAAAAAGATGCATTCACCCTAATTTCAGATGCATTAATCAACGAAAATGGTTTATGTGCTAAATGGATGCCACGTAAAGGAGCTGTAGCCGAAAAGTTACGTAAATTTACTGGAATGTCCCCAAAACAGTACAGAAAATCTCTTGTAGGTTTAACTAGTGTTGTTGAAACTAAAATGTGTGCTGGAGACTGGAATTCTATCGACTTCGGTAAATTACCATCAGTCGCTTCAGCAAGATACCAAAAAGCCTTTGGTAAAAATGCATACGAAAGTTATTCAGCGTACATTGCTTCTCTTGTAAAAGGTGAGGCTAAGATTAATGCAGGTGCAGTTTATCCTTACGATATTATTACATCATTAGAACGTGGAAATGCAACCGTAGCAAACGAACAATGGAAAGCCTTGCCAAACTATTTGGAAGGTGCAAACGATATGATTTTACCAGTAGTAGACGTTTCAGGTTCTATGTCAAGTCCAGCTGGTGGAAGTAAAACTGTAACTTGTATGAATGTTGCAATCTCATTGGGTCTTTATATTTCTGAAAGAAATGAAGGTCCTTTCAAAGATGCATTTATTACATTCTCAAGTAAACCACAGTTACAAGTATTAAGTGGTTCACTGAATGATCGCTACACACAGATGTCGGACTCTGATTGGGGAATGTCAACAGATCTTGAGGCTACATTCAAACTGATTTTAAATCAGGCCACTAAGCACAAATTGTCTCAAGACAAAATGCCAAACAAAATCTTAATCCTATCGGATATGGAGTTTAACACGGCAACTGGAAGGGGTTATAGAAGAGAAGGAGGTACATGGAATCCAACTGCTCAGCAGTTGATTGAGAAAATGTACAACGACGCAGGTTACAAAATTCCTCAAATTGTTTACTGGAATATTCAATCCCGAAACGGAGGAGTACCAGTTGCATTTGATGCTAAAGGAACTGCATTAGTTTCAGGATTCTCTCCAGCAATTATGACAAGTTTACTTGGAGGAGATATTGAATCTCCACAACAAATAATGGATAAAACAATTTTGAGTGAGAGATACGCTCCAATTGTATAAGAATATATAAAGAAAATTGGTTCCTTACAGCAATCCATACAAGCAATTATAAATTACGCAAACATTGGAACCAGGTGGATCGGTACAGCAAAAAGTACAAACACAGCTATGATAGCCAGATGTATTACAGAGATAGTATCAAGTATAACAGGCAAATGGAAGTTTAACCAGGATAAAAAATGGATCGCAAGTCACACCACCCCAATAGGTAACCGGTAGGATGGGTCGAAGTTTAGTAGACGCTCGCGAAAGTAAATGCCGAAGACTATAAAATGGGTTATTCCGCCGGGAAGAAAATCACGAAAAACGATCCCGTAATAATTTAATCCTGACAAAATTGTTAATAACTTTTTTAGTCAGGATTTTTTTATGTCGATTTTTTGTATTATATTTACATATCTAATTTAAACAAACATATTATGACTTCAATTTCAACACAAGAACGTTACAATCAAATTATGAATAACCAAACATACTTGACCCAAGAAGAGTATGATTTTTGTTTTAATATTAACCCATCAGAAGTTCGCACATCGACTTCATATATTGGAGATTATTCAAAATATGGAGCTTACTTAAACTGTAATGTTTATAGTGAGCATGACCATGAAAAACGTCAGTTTGAAATGGAAACTGGTTGTTAATAAGTGCATAAAAAACAAAACCAATATATAACATATAATAACTAAACACAATTTATGAATATTTTAGATGAAGCAAGCGGAATTGTAAATAACCGCTCATAATTTTTAAAGGTCCCTTTTACATAGATATTTATTTAGTTTGGTCGCTAAAATGATCTTCTTAAGGGACCTTTTATTTAGATGATATATAGTATGACCAACTAAATAAAATTATATCATATGTACATCTATAAGATAACTAACCTCATCAATAACAAAATCTATATTGGTCTATCTACAAAATCAGTAGAAGAATCAACCAAATACTACGGTTCCGGTATATTAATTAAAGAAGCTATCCAAAAATATGGCAAAGAAAACTTTACTAAAGAGATTATTGAAAACCATATAGAGAATTTCGATACTCTTAAAGTTAGAGAAATCTATTGGATAGAGTATTTTAAATCATATGCATCTTATGATAATTATAACCTAACACTAGGCGGAGATGGCTCACTAGGATTAAGTCCAACTAAATTTACTAAAAATAAAATATCTAAAACTTTAAAAGGATATATCCATTCAAAAGAAACTAAAGAAAAAATGTCTAATTCTGGAAAAGGTAGACAATTCTCAGAAGAAACCAAAGATAAATTATCTAAATCAAATAAAGGTCAAAAAGATCAGAAAAAACAAAAGAAAATATATCAAAATCTTTAAAAGGAGTACCAAATCCTAAAAAGAACGTTCAATGCACTTTTTGCAACAAAATCGGAGCAAGTAATAACATGAATAGGTATCATTTTAATAATTGTAAAAATAAATAAAATTAAACTATTATAATATCCTACATATAAAAATAAAAATAATAAATTTATGAAAAACATTTTAGAAGAAGCAAACGATATCGTTAATAATCGATCAGAAGAGGCAGATAGACAGTACGGAGAATTCTCAGAAGGCATGGACCGAGCTGCAATGATTTTTAAAGGTATGACCGGACTTGAAGTTACTGGCGAACACATGTTTAAAGCACTAGTTGCACTTAAATTCTCGAGAGAATCATACAATCACAAGCGTGATAACTTATTAGATGCAGTTGCATATATCCAAGGATTAGACAATTACATCGAAGAAAACAAGAATGATATAGATGATGCTTTCAATGGTTAATATTTACGAAGTTTTAGAATCATTAAAGGGCAAGAAAATTGCAATTGATGATGTTGTAACTACTTATAGCTCAAAGAAGGCCTCTCATAAAAGTGCATGGGCCTTCTTATTAGCTAATCAATTGAGGTCTCTAGGATTAGAAGTTGAAGTACTTACAAAGTCAGAAGATATTCACCAATATGATATCTGGCTAGTAGCGCTTCCAATGGAATTCCAAGGTTCTTATAATCTATTTGGTGGAGCTACTGATGAACCGGCAGAGAGAATTAAAAGATTCTTAGATTTTAGTGGAACTATATATTGTTTGAATCGAGAAATGCCAAATGTTGGCCAATTTGCCCAAAGTCGAATGAAATCATGCTCCCCTCTATGGGCATCTCTTAATACAGCAGAGCTTACCAAAAGAAGTTTAGAAACCCAAACAATTGAATTAAAATTAGATTCAAAAACATTTGTATTGGGAGATTCTCATTCAGTTTCAGTGTACCATCCTGGTGCAAATATCAGCAGAAATGATGGTAAAACCTTATTTGGTGTTATGAAAGAAGGAATGGCCTCATATATTCCTGAAGGAACTGAGCATTTGATTACTTACTTTGGAAACATCGACGTTAGGCATCACCTATGTCGACAAGAAAAACCTGTCGATGCTGTTAAATCTCTAGTAACAAATTACTTTGAGCACCTTAAATCTCTAGGTATTAAAAAGAATTCGATTGTAAAATTATTGCCAATCGAATTTGAAGGTCGTAGAATTCCAAAAACCGGGTACTACAAAAATACTCCATTTATAGGAACTCAACGAGAACGGACTCAATTGATGGAGATATTTAATGAAGAGGTTGACAAACTCTCGGCTATATATAATATGAACGTAATCGAATGGCCAATTCACTGGTACTCAGCAGACCCACAATATTTTGCCGATACTTACATGGAAAAGCCAGGTTCTGTTCACCTATCTAGAGAGTTTTACCAATATGATTTCGAGACGTCCGAAAAAAATGTTGTCCTAAAGAAGACTATCAATACTCTTTTTTGAAACTTTTTAAATAAAACAAGTATAAAAATTATAAATTAAATTTTAAAAAAATGAACAAAATTAAAGTAGGAATTATTGGAACTGGAAATTGCGCTAAATCTTTGGTTGAAGGTGTACAATATTACACAGAAAATCCAAATGATATTACCGGAATGATGAAGTCCGATATTGGAGGTTACAAAGCAGAAAATATTGAATTTGTATGCGCCTTTGAAATTGATGAACGTAAAGTCAATCAAACATTAGGATATGCCTTAAAACAAAAACCAAACTGTGCTTATGACATTGTTAATGTTATTACAAGCAAAGCACCGGTTTATGAATCACCTGTTATTGATGGTTATGCAGCTCTTATGGATAACTATCCAGAGCAAAATCGTTTCTTAGTTGACGAAAAACTAAGAAATTCTACAGACATGAATCGTACAGACTGGACACCAAAAAAATCACGCGAATGGAAGGACATTATTATTGCTAAATTAAAAGACCATGGTGTTGAAGTACTTATTAATTACTTACCAGTAGGTTCTCAAAAAACAACTGAATTCTGGGCTGAAATTTGTCTTGAAACAGGAATCTCTTTAGTGAACTGTATTCCAGTTTTTATTGCATCTGATCCGGCTTGGGAGCAGCGATTTATCGATGCTGGAATTCCATTAATTGGCGATGATATGCGTTCTCAATTTGGAGCAAGTATTCTTTCTCAAATGCTACAAGAACTTGCCTTTGAAAGAGGACATCATGTAAAAGCACACATCCAAAGAAACGTTGGAGGTAACACAGACTTCTTGAACATGGAAGACAAATCTCGTCTAGCATCTAAAAAGATTTCTAAAGAAAACGTTATTCGTGCCCAAAACGAAATTCGTGGAATCTCAACTGAAGATTCATTCTTACACGCAGGTCCTTCTGAATATATCGCATTCTATGGCGATAATAAAGTTGCTAACTTCCGTTTAGAACTTACAGGATTCGGTGGAGCACCAGTTCTTTTTGATGCTCAATTAAGTGTACAAGACTCTCCAAACTCTGCAGGAGTTGTAATCGACGCAGTTCGTTACTTAAGAGTTGCAAGAGAATTAGGAGTTGTAGGAGCCTTAAGAGGTCCTTCAGCATTTACACAAAAAACCCCACCAGACCAAATGATGTTTGCTGATGCTGTTTATGAATGTACTGAATTGGCTGCAAGACGCCTAACAGATTCTACAAGAAAACAGTTAGTTGCTAAAACAAAATAAGTCTAACAATTTAATTAACCTAAAGGGAGAGAAATAACTCTCCCTTTTTTTATCAAAACTTTAAGCATGTTAAATATTTTTAAAACAAAACAACCAAGCGATATCTACGGATATGATTTTGACGGAGTGGTATCAATTGGAATAACTCCAAGAGCCACCACTGATTTTATTATCACTGGAAGATGCATTGATGAAAAGGACGAAGTTCGTGCAATCCTTAAAGAGAGAGGAATTAAATGCAAGGTCTATTTTAATCCAATGACTCTTGAAGAACGTGGAAACCACACAGTTGCTGCAAGAAGACATTCTGGACATCACAAAGCCCATACAATTAATCGTTTAAAAGGTGAAGGAGTTATTGTTTCTCGTTTTTTCGAAGATGACCCAATACAATATCAAATCCTTCAGGAAAATTGTCCTGACGTCGAATTGGTTAACATTGTGTCAAAATTAGTACAAAAATAAAATACAAAATGACTTCAAATAAACAACTGCTTGAGATGGATTCTCAGGCACTGTTGGATTTAATACCAGCAGAAAAAAAGCAGCTTATTCGAGATTTTATTCATGAAATGAATCGAAGAGAATATGAGGTTCGTTTTGCAAAAACATGTACCTTTGATACCTTTAGACATCGAGAAGGTACTGGAGAGGACATCTTTGGCCATGGATTTATAGTAGAGGGACGTTCAGTTCCATACTTCCATCCAAATCGTTCGTTTCATGATGAGATTATTTGGTTAAATGAAAATGTGTTCTACAATCCAGAATGTACGTTTGAAGACCGTCTAATTAATGCAGCGATTGTAAAGTTCTATGGACCGTCAAACACAATTAGTCTATTAACGCATGACACTGGATTTCCATTTGTCAAATATGACCGACTTGTTAATGATGAGAAATATGTTCTACAGTGCATGGTTAATATGGAAAATGCCAGAAGACGTGGAGAAAAGATTTACGGCACTACAGAATTACGAACAAGTCTTCAAACTGAATCGAGAAACCATGCAAGGGTTCTTAAAACTCCTTATGATGTATTAATTGGTGCCGAACCGGATCCAACTAGACAGAGCCGAACAAGTGATATGTTTTTTTGGTTTACTCTATTGGGCCCACGTTTTGCAGAATTTTATGCTAAAAAGCCGACAATGGAAGAGTCGTTTGATTTCTTAACATCTCATCGAGGAATTGGAAACTATTATGGGTACCATTTTAGCACTAACCTTGCCCGAATGCCAGAAATCGGTACTCCTGACTTATTAAGACCAAATAGTCTATCCGGAAATCTTAACGAAGACGATGACTTTGTTGCACCTGGAGTTGGAGCGATGACCACAATCAACTGGTTCTATGAAGACTTAGGTTTTTCAATTTCATCAGACGTTGGAGCTAAAGTAATCAGACAAATCCGGGACACTCAGCACGAATTCTTTGATTTTACTGGAGAGAACCTTGACTATTTAGAAACAATCACAGAGACCGGAAGGTTTACAACCTTTGGTACTGAAATTAGTTGTTGTCAATTTGGTGTATTTTTAAGATTGAGAGATAGTAAAAAGATGGCCTTAAACCGTGCAAATGCTCCAATTTCAAAAGAACAAATTGGCGAATCTTGTGAGATTGAAGCTCCATCATTTAAAAGTTCATGTTTATTTTAAACAAGTTCAAAATTACCTATAAAACTATTATATAAAAAACTTATGGCAAATATAGACAATCAATGTAAAGACCTGGAAGTTAATGACTTCTATTCAGATTCGACCACTCACTTGGCGGATATCATGGAAAACCAAAAGAAAATGCAAGAGCAAACTTACGGTTTTAATTTCGAAAACATGACACTTAGAGAGATTATGAACTTTTGGCATGTCAACACTCATGCTGTTATTGATGAAATTCATGAAATGACCGATGCCCTTGGAGGTATTAAAGATGGCAGTGGAAATGCAGTTTGGAAATACTGGAAAAAAGACTTTTCAAAATATGAAACCATGAAAATCAGCGACCTATCAGAAGGTGATAAAAAGGAATTGTATATGGAATGGGTTGACATAATGCACTTCTTTATAAATTATGCAGCATCTATTGGATTAGACGCGAAAACAGCCTACAATTATTACTTTGCGAAAGCAGAAGCAAATGTTCAACGTCAGAAAAATAACTATTAATGATACTCGACATCGAACAGCGTGAAAAAGATGTTATCATTTCATACTACAATGACAAGGGAGAAGTAGCATTCAAACAATACCCAGTGGATAAATTCCAAAATTGGTATGTTTGTGATGACAAAGACAAAGCGGCCAGTCCAGACTATAAAAACTGGGATGGCCGCCCTGTTAAACTAGGATATGGAAAACAATTCAATAAGTTTTCTATTCTTTATTTTTTAGATAATCTTTCAGAGAAGGACAAAAAAGACCTAACAGCATATAATATGCCAAAAACCTATTTTGTCGATATTGAAACTGAAATTGTTGACGGCTTTCCAAAAGCCGAAGAGGCCAAAAGTAGAATTCTTTCATTCTCAATAATTACTCCAGACCGTAAAGCAATCGTGCTTGGACTGGAAGATATGGCTTCAGATAAAATCCAAAAGATTCAAGATGATACTAATGAGTATTTCAAAGACTTTGACCAGGACTGGGAATTTAAGTACCATAAGTTCAAGTCTGAGTACGACATGGTTTACACATTCTTAATGAAATTCTTACCAAAGTTTCCAATGATGACTGGGTGGAATTTTATCAACTATGACTGGCAATATATTGTTAATCGTTGTAAAAGACTTCAAATTGATATTAAAGAAGTTGGTATGACAAATTCAATCGATCATACTGATGGTCGACCTCTTCATATCGGAATTCTTGACTACATGCAATTGTATGACAAATATGACCGAACGGTAAAAGTTAAAGAATCCAACTCATTAGATTATGTTTCTAGTCAAGTTTTGAATGTTAACAAAATCAAGTTCACTGGTTCACTACAGGACTTATACCGTGATAACTTTGTTAAGTACATATATTATAACGTTGTCGATTCAGTGCTTGTGTATTACATTGACCAGAAGTTGAAGTCGATGGAGGTACTATTAACACTGGCAAATATTACAAATATGCCCTTATATAAAGCAAGTTCTCCAGTGGCAGTTACTGAATCTATTATGGCCAGAAAATTGGCTGAGCAAGGAATGCGAATTGGAAGTGAAGAGAAATCTGATAGTCAAAAAGATGGCCAATACGCTGGAGCATTCGTAAAAGAACCAATCTTAGGATTCTATGAAGGTGTAAGTGCATTCGATTTTGCTTCACTGTATCCTTCGATCATGAGACAATTCAATATATCTCCAGATGCATACATCGAAAAGATTTATAAGAGTGAAATTGATGAACGTAGAAAGAACAAAGAGGTTATAGTTTGTGATAATGGTGTAGTTTACAAAACTGAAGATTCAATCTTAAGAAAGATATTAAGTGACCTATATGCACAGCGTAAAGATTATAAAAAAACTTCTTATGAATACTTCACAAAAGCTGACCGGTTGAAAAAACTGCTCCAATAACATGTATATATATAAACCGCGAAACTTAAAAAAATAATTACTAAATGAGCAATATCTTTGAAAAAAGGGTAAACATTTTACCCTACGAATACCCATCCCTATTAGCATACAAAGACGCAATCCGCCATTCATACTGGATTCACACAGAATTTAACTTTACAACAGATATTGATGACTTTATGACTAAAGTAACTGAATCAGAGCGTGAAGTAATTAAAAGATCGATGCTTGCAATCGCACAAATCGAGGTTAACGTTAAAACATTTTGGGCAGATCTTTATAAAAGAATGCCAATCACTGAAATTGGAGATGTTGGAATGACATTTGCCGAAAGTGAAGTGCGACACAAAGATGCTTACGCACAATTATTAAGAGTCCTAGGATTAGAAGACGAATTCCAACATGTAGTAGAAATTCCAGCAATTAAAGATAGAATTGCATACTTAAGTAAGTATTTGGATGGTACAAGAAGTAAGGACAATAAAATGTATACGAAATCCGTACTGTTATTTTCATTGTTTATAGAACATGTTAGTCTATTTAGCCAATTCTTTATTATGATGTCCTTTAACAAAGAGAAAAACCTTTTTAAAGGTATTTCAAATGTAGTTGAAGCGACAAGTAAAGAGGAGGAAATCCACGGTAACTTCGGATCTGAATTGATTAACATTATTAAGAGAGAGAATCCAGAATGGTTTGATGAGGAATTCGAACAACTTATAGATTCTGCCTGTAAAAAAGCGTACCTAGCAGAGGTTAAAATTCTTGATTGGATTTTTGAAAAGGGTGAACTTGATTTCCTATCAAAGGAGACTATTAAACAATTTATCCAAAACCGTTTTAATAATTCCCTACAAAGAATTGGAATGAAACCTGTATTTGATGTTGATTTTACAGAAATTGAAAAGTCCCTATGGTTTGACGTTGAGATTCTTTCAACTAAAGAGGGAGACTTTTTTTACAAGAAGCAAATCGATTATTTTAAGAAAGGTAAGTCAATAACTGAAGACGATTTATTTTAAAATTTAAAAACAAAGAACAAAATGGAATATCAAAAGAATTACTGGCTTAATGAAGACAGTAGAACATTTTTATCTAGAGGTTATATCACAGAATCTCCAGAGCAGCGAATTAAAGATGTAGCAAATACCGCAGAAAGAGACTTAAAAATTGAAGGATTTGCAAAAAAGTTTGAGGACTATATGACTAGAGGATTCTATAGTTTATCAACTCCAGTTTGGATTAATTATGGAAAAGACAAGGGACTTCCGGTTAGTTGTTATGGAAGTAACGTAGATGATACTTTAGATAGTATCTTAAATGGAAGTAGAGAAGTTGGAATGATGTCAAAATACGGAGGAGGAACTTCGGCATTTTTAGGAAACATCAGGGCAAGAGGTACTAAAATTTCAACAGGTGGAACTGCAGATGGTCCAGTACATTATGCCAGATTATACGATACAACAGTTGATGTATGCAAACAATCAGAGGCCAGAAGAGGCGCATGTGCAGTTTGGTTACCAGTAGAACACAATGACATTCTAGAATTTTTAGATATCGGAACCGATGGTAATCCAATTCAAAACCTACAATATGGTGTTACTGTCACCGACGCTTGGATTGCTGAGATGAAAGCAGGAGACGCAGATAAACGTAAAATCTGGGCTAAAATAATCCAAAGACGTAATGAGTTTGGTTTTCCTTACATTATGTTTAAGGACAATACCAATAACAATTCGCCATATAAAGAATTGGGACTTGAAATTACCGCAAGTAACCTTTGTAGTGAAATTCAATTACCAACAGACAGTTTTAATTCATTTGTTTGTTGTTTAGGTTCTATCAATTTATTACATTGGGAAGAAATTAAAGAGACTGATGCAATCGAAGTTTATGTTCAGTTCTTAAACGCAGTTATGGACGAATTCGTCAACAAGTCTTATAATATGCCTGGAATGAAAAGAGCATGGAGATTTGCAAATGACCACAGATCGTTAGGTCTTGGAGTATTGGGTTATCATTCACTATTTCAGGCTAAATTAATTAGCTTTGATTCACTTCAAGCAAAACAATTAAACCATGAAATCTTTTCAACAATAAAAGAACGTAGCGAGGCGGCTTCAAGATGGTTGCACGATGAGAAAGGTTACCGTTCAATCCGTCCAGGTTATGCAAACACTACCCTAGTTGCGATTGCTCCTACAAAAAGTAGTTCATTTATCCTAGGACAGGTAAGTATGGGAATTGAACCAATCAAATCTAATTATTTTATTAAAGATTTGGCCAAGTCAAAAACAATTTATAAGAACCCTTTCTTAATTCAAGAGCTGGACAAATATGGTTTAAATACACCAGATGTTTGGGAAGGAATCTTAAAACGTGACGGGAGTGTACAACATTTAGACTTTCCAACTAAAGAGGTTTTTAAATCTTTTGTTGAAATCAGTCCAAAGGAAATAGTACTACAAGCGGCTCAAAGACAACAATTTATTGACCAATCACAGTCACTAAATTTAATGATACATCCATCAGTTTCGGCTAAGGACATTAATACACTATACCTTTACGCACATGAGGAAGGGGTTAAAACCCTATACTATCAATTTAGTCAAAGTTCAGCCCAGTCTTTTGCAAGAGACATTCTTGAATGCACAAGCTGCGAGGCGTAAGAAACCGGCAATCTGAAACATGATTGCATTTTAGGACCGGGACTAGTTCACGGAGGTGTAAAGCAGGGAATTCGCTACTCCCTGCTTTTTTATGTTTAAAATCTAGGGATATATAAATAAAATAAAAATCTTTTGCAAATGATTCCAATCAAGCTTTTCGAAGAATTCTTATACGAAGAAAATCTTAAAAACAAATACGCTAAGAAAGTGGCATGGATTATGAAGTCTCATGATATTCATGCAACTTCAGGCGATGTTAATGGCCGCGAAAAGAAATACAATATCGCCGCTAAAGGTAACCTATTCTTAAACTATGCAACCAAAGAGGACTTTAAAGATGATGCAGTTGTAGTACCTGGAAATGTTCCAATACTTAATTATGGAGGAGCAGTAGACCCGGAGGCTATTGGATTCTTAAAGAATAAAGGAATCAACAATGATAATCTATACAACAAAAGAGAATTACTTCCACTATCAGGAGACAAGATAAAATTTGCTAAAGCAGCCGCAAAATTTGATTGGCTTCCAAAAACAGTTTTTACAAAAGAGGATGCCATTAAAGGAGACGTTGGTTTCCCGGTAATTGCAAAAATAAAAGATGGACACAGTGGAGTTGGAATTCAAAGGTTTGACACCGCCAAAGAATTAGAAGAGAGCAAAGATACATTCGATATCTTTTGTCAATTTATAGATTTTGCAAGAGAATATAGAGTAATGTTTTGTAGAGACAAGATATTTGTTATCAACGAAAGAGTACCTAGAATTGAGGACGACCGTTCAATCAAAACTAAAACTGCCGATGAAAAAATCAGTTTTACTTATGTTTATCAAGACAGAAAGAAAGTTGACCCTGAATTTATTGAAAATGTGTTATCAATTTGCAAAGACGTTAAAACATTCTTAGACCTAGACTTATGGGCCCTAGATATTGTAGTAGATAAAAAGGGTAAAATGTGGATTATGGAAACATCATCTGCTACCGGACTTGGAAGTGTTAAAATGTGCGAAGTTTATAAGGCAATGTATGAAGATTTTTACGGAGAAGCAATAGATGACGAATTCTTAGAGGACATTTACCTAAAATACGTAGTTCCTGGACATCAAAATTATTACCCAAAATTTAAAAAAGAAATCGATTCATCACAATGGCCGATGGATTACAAAATATTGACTGATCCGAAAGCAAAAGATGGATATAGATATTTTTTTAATTTAGATTAATATGAAAACAGGAATATTTAAAACATCGCTAAAGGAAAACGAAAAACGAATTCCAATCCACCCAGCCCATATTGAAAGGCTATCCGGAGAAATAATTAAAGAACTCTTATTTGAAGAGGGATATGGAGATGACTATGGCTATTCAGACTCTCAACTCGAACAAATGGGTTGCAAGTTTGCCAGTCGTGCGGATCTTTTTAAAGAGTGCAACATAATTATATTACCAAAACCACTCGCTGAAGACCTAAAACAAATACAGGATGGTGCAACTCTATGCGGTTGGACCCATGCAGTTCAACAGAGGGACATTACAGACATTGCTATCGAAAAAGGGTTAACACTTATTGCTTGGGAAGAGATGAACAGTGTTTCCAAAAACCAAAAGTTGCATACATTCTATCGGAACAATGAACTTGCTGGATACGCTGGCGTTATACATTACCTACAATTAGCAGGTCTTGATGGACACTATGGAGACCGTAAGAAGGTTGTTATTTTTGGATTTGGTTCTGTAAGTAAAGGAGCAATCTATGCCCTACAGGGTAGAGGTTTTAATAACATTACCGTTTATACTCAAAGACCTACACACTTAGTTGCCGACAAAAATCCTGACGTCTGGTACAAAAACTTTAATGACGATGACGTTTGGGAAGACATGTATTCTGCCAATATTATATTTAATGGAGTCTTACAGGATGTAAATAATCCACTAATGTTTATTAAAGATTTGAATCAATTGGATCAACTACGCAGAAACTGCGCAATTATCGATATCAGTTGTGACAGGGGAATGGGATTCTTTTTTGCAGAACCTACATCATTTGAAAATCCAATTATAAAATTAAGAAGAGGGATACAGTACTATTCAGTCGATCATACTCCAACATACTTATGGAATGCAGCATCTAGAGAAATCTCTGCCGCGCTTGTACCTTACTTAGATACTATAATAGAACCTCAAAAATGGAAAGACAATCCAGTTATTAATGCTTCTATCGATATTGCATGTGGAACTATTATTAATCAAAACATAAACAAATTTCAAAAAAGGAATATATAAATAAAAAAAAATAAAAAACGATAATAAAACACATTAAACTATACGAAGAATTTGTAAACGAAGACTTAGGAATAATTGACATTGCATTAGGAGCCGCAGTTGGAGTTGCAGGTCTATTGGCATTAGTTCAAGGTTTACCGGTAGTAGGTAGGGTTCTTGGAGATGCTGCTGAAGCATTAGCAAATAGGACTGAAGCAAAAGCTAAGCAAGCAGCAAAAGGTAAAAGAAAAGAATTAATTGGAGAAATCATTAAGAAATTTGAAGGAGATACAAAACTTAAACAAATGTATCAAGACTTGCCTGAGTATGGCGCAATGGGAAGTAGTCAAAAAACACTTAAAGCCAATAGTGAAAGAAGAAACCAATTAACAACAATCGGAAATTATATTAAATCTAAACTAACACAAGAGGAAATGGAATACTTTACCGATATTTCTTCTATGCTAAGAACTGGAGACGTAAGATAAAAATATCATTTAATGTAATGGACCCAGCGCCAAATTGCCTACCCTTCTTTATTGGAATAATTGGTATATTTTTTATAGTCATGATACTTAATGAATTTAAAAAAAATTAAATAATTAACCTCTCCTCAGGATAGAATCGGAGGACCGACTCATACGAGTTTAACCTGTCAGTAATGGCAGGTTTTTTTATGTGAAACAAAACCCCCTTTTTGTCTATAATACTTAAATAATTTAAACACTAAATATGAAAATTAAAATTGACAAAGTAGACCAAAACAATTTCATCGGTTTTGTGAATAGACTTAAGGTTATAGATACCTTTATCTACTTTAAAATCAAGGATGAAGTGGTACAGGCATCCGCCTATCTTCCACAAAGAGATGCTGTTAAACATCACAGAATTCCAGTGTCGCAAGTATTCCAATTAGAAGACGGTGCTATTAACACATCAAAAGAATTAAAAATTGCCTTCTTTGATGCTGGTCGTTTAACTGACGCATTTAAACAATTTGAATTTGGAAACATCCAAGCTGAAATTGAATTCGTAGAAAATGACGAGGATTTCGTAGCAACTGAGTTCCGTATTTTCAACAATGAATTGGAAATTAAACTTGCATGTTCTGAGCCTTCATTAGGTTATAAAGACCTTACAGATGCTCAAATTGCAGGAATCTTTAATATTGACGCAGCAAACTATGTATTTGACATGGATTATACTGCAACTTCAAAAGTTCGTTCTCTTTTTGGATTGGACAAAGAAGAAACTTTCACTATCTCAACTAATGCAGAAGGTGTCCGAATGAAAGGTAAAACTTACAACTACCTTGTAACCGATTCATTCCAAGGAACCAATCCTGGAAATGTAACTCTTTTCAAAAAATATTTAAACCTATTAGACAAAGAAGATTATTCAGCAAATGTTATGGATAACCGAGTAGTATTACGCTCAAAAGATTCAGAAACATTACTAACTATCGCTACTTGCCAAACAGCTGAATAATTTATGACAATCGAAGAACTAATACTAAAACCAGAGAGTGATTTATCACAAGATGAAATTAAAACATTGGTTGAGCATTATTCTATGTTGTCAGCAAAGTTTGGAGCCTATGAACAAGCAGTAAAAGTAATGCTTAACTCGATCTATGGCGCCTTCGGTAACAAATGGTTTCACTTTTTTAATATAGACATCGCAGAATCTATTACCCTACAGGGACAGTCTGCGATTCTATATTCTGAGAAGATACTAAATAAGTATTTTCAAGAGTTTTGGACTAAAGACAAGGCAGTTCATGAGTTTTTTAACATTCAAGTTAAAAATAAACTTGTGCGACCTTCAGTAGTCTATATTGATACCGATTCTTGTTATGTACAGTTTGAAGAGATGTATGAATCTATTGAATGGCTTGGAGACAAGATATCGATTGACCAATTCATTATGAAATTGTATAACTTTAGACTTAAAGATTATATTTTTAAGTGTATGGAGAAATATGCAGAAGCCACTAATACTGAAAACTTCCTCCAGTTTGAATTGGAAACGATTGCCTACTCTGGAATTTGGTTAGCTAAGAAAAAATACCTGCAAAATATTGCTTGGGAAGATAAAATTGGAATTGAAGAACGTTACCCTTCACTTAAGAAGGTTAAAACTATTGGTTTTGATACAATTCAAAGTTCAACACCAGCTCTTGCAAGAAAGCAGTTGACCGATATTCTTAAATTGATTCTTTCAGAAAAACCTACAGCGTCCCTATTAAAAAGACTAGTAGATTATTTGAAACAATGTAAAAAAGAATTCCAATTAGCAAGTGTTGATGAGATATGTTTTAATAAAAGAACTAACAATATCGAAAAATATATTGTAGATGATACGGTAGAATTTCAATATGGTTTAAAATGTCCACCAAACGTTAAAGCTGCAGGATTTTATAATTTCTTAATGAATCAAAATCCAAAGTTCAAGAACAAGTATAAGATGATTGGTAATGGTGAAAAGCTAAAACTATATCATTGTAAACATGGGACATGTGAAATATTTGCATACCAACCAGGAGCTCATCCTTATGAAATTGCCCCTCAAGTTGACTATGAAACACAATTCGAAAAGAGTGTTATAGATCCATTGAACCGGGTTCTTACCGCAGTTGGTTTACATACACTAAATAGAAACTTAATTTATTCAACTTCATTATTTTAATATGGATATAGATATCGATGACTTAACATCAGACCAAAAATACTACGTCAATCAATACAAGAGAATTAATTCTAGACTAGAATCTCTTATGGCGCAAATGGCAATAATACAAAAGGAAACTAAAGGACTAATAGAGGAACTTGAAGACCTTAGAAAAAAAGAAACAAAACAATACAAAAATGGCAAAAAATAGATTTACATTTGACGATTTAAACGCAGAACTTGCAGGATTAAATCCACTAGGTTCTGTTATGGATAAATCAGACTTTTCGGAAGTTACTGAATGGATTCATACTGGAAACTATCATTTAAACGCATGTCTGTCTGGGGATTTATTTGGTGGATGGCCAAATAATAGGTCTTGCTCGATTGCTGGACCATCAGGAACAGGTAAAACTTTCTTGACACTGAATTCAGTTCGAGAGGCAATCAACATGGGTTATTACGTAATCTATTATGATTCAGAAGCTGCAGTTGACAAAGACCAAATGGTAAAATTTGGTATTGATGTAACTAAAGTAAACTACCAACCTGTAAATACAGTACAGGCATTTAGAACTTCGGTAACCTCAATTACCCAAAAAATGCAAGAGGTTAAAAGAAAAGGTGGAGAGATTCAAAAGATTATGATTATCTTAGATAGTGCCGGTAACCTTGCAACACAAAAAGAAATTGATGATGCTGCAACTGGAAGTGAGAAGGCAGATATGACACGTTCTAAAATGTTAAAGTCAATCTTTAGAATTATCATGACGCCATTGGCTGACTTAAAGATCCCGTTCTTATTTACAAATCACACATACCAAACCCAAGATTTCATCTCACGTCAGGTTGCCGGAGGTGGTACTGGACCAGAGTATGCCGCTTCAATAGTTCTTATGTTAAATAAGGCGCAATTGAAAGATGGTGATAAAAAAGTTGGTATCGTTGTAACCGCCAAGCCTGACAAGAATCGTTTCGCAAAACCCCACCCAATTAAATTCCACCTCGACTTTACTAAAGGTATGAATCCTTACGTTGGATTAGAACAATATGCTACATGGGATATTTGTGGAATCACAAGAGGTTCTATTGAAAAGGGTGTTAAAACTCCTAAATCAACTGCAAGAGGATGGATTTGTAAACACCTTGATGAGACTGTTTCTAATGCAGAATTCTTTACTGAAAAGGTATTTACAAGAGAGGTGCTTGAACAAATTAATGAGTACCTTAAGCCAATTTTTAATTATAATACTTCGGCTGAAACTCTTAATAATGAAATTGGAGACTTATTAAACGAGGACTTAGATACTGAATAATATGGAAGTGAATCTTAATCGACTAGATGAAGACAAACTACCCATTAAATATATTTTAGGCATCCATGAACAACTAGAAAGTTTTCCGGATGCCTTTGATATTATACATGTTTATGTTGTCGAAACTATGAAAAAACCAGACCGACCACGAATCAATTTTACAAAACACTCATTGATGACATATCATGCATGCGGTAATATTGAAAATGCGGAGAAAGGTTTAGAACAGGCAATTGGCCTAGGTTTAATTGAGCAAACCCATTTTGAAGATGGAAAAGAAACATACAAAATATTAATGAACCCGTTCCAATAAGAAACTTTACCCCAAACAGGCTTATAATCTAAAAAAATATATGAAATTCGGACAAGATTTTGAAAAAATATTCTTTAAGTTATCTTTGGCAAAACCAAAGTACTTAGAAAAAATACATAAAGGTTTTTATACTTCAGATGAAATAGATACGATGCACTTTTTAGCAACGAAGTTCTATGAGAAATTCCATGAAGCGCCAAAAGCAGATCAGATGAAAATCCTTTCTCAAAGTCCTAAATTTAAAGGAAAAGTAGATGAGAATATTATTGAATTGGTTTATAAAACGGACCTTACCCAATATGATGATGAATGGTTAGTTTCTACTGCTGAAGCCTGGATTAAATGGAGAACATTCGATACTACTTTAATAGACACTATTGAGTATATTAAAACAACTGAAGTTACTCCAGAGAATGCTGATTCAATCATCTCAAAAGTTAAAAGTTTAATTAATGACCGAAATTCAATTGTATTTAACTCAGATATTGGATTAGATTTCTTTAATGCAGGAGACCACTATCAAGAGGGTAGAGCTAAATTTTCAACTGGATATAACTTTTTAGACCGATTACTTTCCGGAGGTTATGACAAAGATGGTTCATTAATAGTTTATGTTGGAGAACAAAATATCGGTAAGTCTATTTTCTTAGCAAATGATGCCGCAAATTTTGTTAAAATGGGAGTTAACACTGCATTTGTTTCAGCAGAGATGGCAGCTCATAAAGTTCTTAAAAGAATTGGAGCAAACCTACTTACAATTCCAATGAATGAATATGATGCAAAAGCCCAAAATAAAGACTTGATTAAAAGAAAGCTTGAAAATGTAGGTGATGGTTTAACACCACCTGGAAATCTTTTTGTAAAACAATTTCCAACATCTCAAGCTACCGTACCAGATATTGAAGCCCATCTAAAACAAATCGAAGAGGAACGTAAAATAAAACTAGGAGCTATTGTTATTGACTATATAAATATCCTAGCAAATTATAGAAATCCAAACTCTGAAAATATGTACCTTAAAATCAAGCAAATTGCTGAAGATTTACGTGCAATGGGAGTAAGAAATAATTGGTTGATAGTTACTGCAACACAGATTAATCGAAATAATTATAATTCAAGTGATATTGGAATGGGAGATGTTGCAGAATCCGCAGGACTTTCACATACCGCAGATTTAATGCTTGGAATTATTCAAGATGATATTATGCGAGCATCATTTGAATATTGGCTTAAAGTCTTAAAAATTAGAGATGGTGAAGGTAAGGGTGTTAAATGCCGATTAGATATTAATTATCAATATATGAGACTTACCGAAACAGATGACGTTACAAATTCAAACATACACAACTTATAAAAAATGAGAACACAAAGAGACAAAATATTCGACAACACATTTGCTGAGAGTGAATTTGAATTAGACAGTTCATTTTCTTTTGAAATTGCTCCAAGCTACTTAGACAATCGAGATGAAGAGGACAAAATTGAAACACAAATCATAATCACAAAGATTCATGAGTTAATTGAATCCTCAAGATTCAAACACTTCAATAACATTAATGAATTTAACGAGACTGTTAAATTAAAAAAGAATGAAATTAACGAAATCTATGAATTTATTTCAGATGAGCTCCGACCAAATCATTCAATCATTGAAGTATTTTCAGAATTGTGTGATTACTTTAATGTTAATCCAACAAAATTCTACCAGTCACTAGGAAACAAATTTAAAGAGGAACTAATCGAGGTATTAGACAAGAAGACAAACGTACTTAAGAAAAAGCATATAAATAGATTATTCTAACTATGATTCAACAAGCAAATTTAAACAAGCCAGTTAAAAGAATTTGGATTCTAGGTGATATGCACTTAGGAGTCCGATCAAGTTCATTGGAATGGTTAGAAATGCAAAAGGATTTTTATGACAATCAATTTATTCCGACTCTATTAGAAAACTATGAAGATGGAGATATATTGGTTCAAGTTGGAGACGCTTTCGATAATAGACAAAGTGTAAACATTAGAGTTCTACATTATGCAATCGATCTTTTTGAAAGACTTGGAAATATTCTACCAACCCATATAATTTGTGGAAACCATGATATATGGGCAAAGAAAAGCAATGATGTAAGTTCTATTGATGCTCTTAAATGGATTCCAAATGTAAGCATCTATAAAGAACCTCAAACATTTCATTGGGGTGGAACAGAAGTCCTATTGATGCCATGGAGGAGAGACGTTGAACATGAAGTAGAAACTTTAGATTTGTTTCCAAACTCTGAAATTGTATTTTGCCATTCAGAAGTGCGAGGTATTAAATTAAATAAGAAGGTTGATAATCACCACGGTACTGATTCAACTACTTATGACCGATTTACTGCAGTTTATTCAGGACATATTCATTATAGACAGCGCCGAGGCCAGTTGCGAATGGTTGGTACCCCTTATGAATTGACGCGATCTGATATGGACAATACTAAAGGATTTGACCTTGTTAATTTAGAAGACATGCAGGAAACTTTCTTTGAGAATACAATATCACCAAAGTTTGTTAAATTTAATCTAACTAATCTTTACAATACACCTCTTGGAGAATTTAAAGATGCTATTAGAAATAATTTTGTAGACCTTTATGTCCCATCAAATATTGCAACTACATCTGCTCTTTCCAGACTTATTAATAAAGTACAAACAATAAGTAGAAAAATAGACCCTAATATCTACGAGCAAGACACGTTCTTAGACGAGGATTCATACGACATGGACCAAATCGAAGACCTATACAAAAACTATAATATCTTACATCTTTGTAATATCTATGTAGACAATACAATGCATGCTGAAGATGTTAAAATACAAATCAAAGATCGTTTGAAGAAACTTCATGATTTTTATGCATATAATAATCAAATGGATTAAATATGAAAATACAAAGTATTGAACTAAAAAACTTTGCATCTTACGGTAATCAAGTTCAAACTATAAAATTTGAAGATGATAAATCTGAGCTATTTTTAACCTTAGGAAAAAATGGTGAAGGCAAAACAACTATTGCTAACGCGATAGTTTTTGCGCTTTACGGTAAAGTTGAAGGTGTTAAAATGTCCGACCTTCCAAATAGAATTAATAAAGAACTTTGGGTCAGAATAACCTTACAATGTAAAAGTGTTGAGGTTGTTATTGAGCGTGGTTTGGCTCCTGGAATTTTTAAAGTTCTCCTTAATGGAATTGAATTCGACAAGGCAGGAAAACGTTCAGTACAAGAATACCTTGAAGAGGAAATCTTTGGTATTCCATACCATGTATTTAAAAACATTATCATTCTCTCTGTTAATGACTTTAAGTCTTTTTTAACAATGAGTAATAGTGACAAGCGCCAGATTATTGATAAAATGTTTGGATTTTCTATCTTAAATGATATGCAAAATGCACTTAAAGAAGAGAGAAGAACTCTTAAAAGCGATATTGATGCATTTGGCAGAGAGTTAGGCCAAATAAATGAGAATATAAAACAAGTTCAAATTAAGCTAGACCAGTTGATGGTTGAAAGCCAAGAAAAGGACAAAAAGAAAATTCAACATCTTAAAGATTCTCTTGTTAAATATGACGAGAATAAAAAGAAGTTGGAAGAGGCCCAGGGTAAAATCACTGCAAGCATTAAGGGTTTAAATTTGGATCTACAATCAAATCAGTCGACCGAAACTGAATTAAAGTTTAAAATAGCAGAACTTAAAAAGAAATTGGAGTTGTATGAAAATAATTCATGTCCAACTTGCGAACATGAGCTTACTGGAGAGTTTCACAACTCTAGACGGGATGAACTTGAATCTGAACTAAAAGATATTCCAAATCAACTAGAAGAGGTTACACAAGAAGTGTCAACTATTAAAACACAAATCAGCGATCTTAGAGATAAAGATAGTGTTGTTCGTGATAGGGTATCTTCATTAAATATAAACATTGCAAACTTTAAAAAAGAACTCTTAGCAATTTCAGCATCAATTAAAGGTACAACTGATTTTTCTCACATGGAGCAAATTATATCTGACTTTGAAACACAAGAGCTGGAGAAGGGAAATCTTAAAGATACTAAAACTATTGACTACAATTTCTTAGAAATGGTTGAAGAGGTTCTTGGAGAGGATGGAGTTAAAAATCTTGCAATCAAGACTATATTACCCGGGTTGAATGCAAATATCGCAGCTATGACCCAGACAATGCACCTTCACTTCCACCTCCGATTTGATGAGAAATTCAATTGTATTATCAATCACTTAGGAGAGGAAATAAATCCAATGACCCTTTCAACAGGTGAACGAAAGAAGGCAGACTTTATAATTATTATTGCAATTATAAAAATTTTAAAATTAAGATTCCCACAACTAAACCTGTTATTCTTAGATGAGTTGCTAAGTTCTGTCGATCAAGATGGAATCCACAATATCCTAAAAATCTTAAGTGGAGTAATTAAAGAGAGCAAAATTAACTGTTTTGTTATCAACCACACCCCCTTACCTCATGAAATCTTTGACAAAAAAATTCAAATCTTCAGAGAAAATGGATTCTCCAAATTTAATATTGAGCTAATAGAATAGGATATATAATCCATGGCAAGTTACAATCAAAAATTTAATTCCGATGATAGTGTAGTTAGACACATCATTATAGGTTTTTTAGCCGATTTGAATACCAAATTGTATTTTCATCGACAAATAACCAATGACGAAAGAGTAGTAGTGGATGTTCCATTTTATTACTCAATAACAGGGGATGACCAATTCCTTAGAGACAATTTTCTATTTTCAACACCATCAGGACCAAATTGTACTCCAGATAAAGCGCATGCGGATGCAAACTATGATGTTGTACCAAGAGGAATTGTAAACTTTTCAGGACTTGCTATTGATTCTGGAAAATTAGTCAATAAAAGAACTACAGGTCAGTACACTAAAATGAACTCTGAAGGGATCATTGAATCTTATGTTGCTGAATTTGACATGATTCCAATAACTATTAGTTTTGATGTTGAAATCCTAGTATCTTCAACACTTGATTCTTTTAAAATCACTGAGGCAATAATCAAAAGAATGTACAAATCCAACTATTTTAATGTTGAAGTTGGGCATTTAGAGGAGGGTAATTATAGAATCGCATCTTATTATGCACTACCTGATGATTACACTCTTGAAAGACCTGTTGGATTTACATATGATGACAAAGACCGATTTAAAATAACTTTTCCTATTGAAGTTAATTCATTTATACCTTCATTTCATTTAGGTAATGAAGAAGGTTTTGGATCAAATCAACTTTCTACTGAGCGTTTTGCTGGAAACAGAATGTTTACTATAGATGCTATTATAAACTCTACTGATGTTAATCAAATTACTTCCGGACAATATTTCGGAGATATTGTAGAAGTTCCAGGAACATCGCAACCTGGCGGAAGTTCTCTATTTGGAACCCAAGGTCCTGTAGGACCTGCAGGGGATAGAGGACCTCAAGGACGTCAAGGAACGCAAGGAGCACAAGGTACTCAAGGTTACCAAGGTACCCAAGGAAACCAAGGAACACAAGGTTACCAAGGAGACCAAGGAACACAAGGTTACCAAGGAGACCAGGGAACTCAAGGTTACCAAGGAGACCAGGGAACTCAAGGTTACCAAGGAGACCAGGGAACTCAAGGAACACAAGGTACTCAAGGAGACCAAGGAACACAAGGTTACCAAGGAGACCAGGGAACTCAAGGTTACCAGGGAGACCAAGGAACACAAGGTTACCAAGGAGACCAGGGAACTCAAGGTTACCAGGGAGACCAGGGAACTCAAGGTACTCAAGGAGACCAAGGAACCCAGGGATTCCAAGGTGCTCAAGGATTCCAAGGTGCTCAAGGAGTTCAAGGTGCTCAAGGTGCTCAAGGAGTTCAAGGTGCTCAAGGAGTTCAAGGAGTTCAAGGTGCTCAAGGAGTTCAAGGTGCTCAAGGTGCTCAAGGAGTTCAAGGTGCCCAAGGAGTTCAAGGCTTACAGGGAATTCAAGGTGCCCAAGGATTTCAAGGTGCTCAAGGAGTTCAAGGCTTACAGGGAGTTCAAGGTGCTCAAGGACGCCAAGGTTCTCAAGGGTTTCAAGGACAAAAAGGTGAAACTGGATCTTTCGGTGGTGCAACATTTGAGTTCTATTATGATAATGACACAACAGATCCCGTAAATTTGACACCAGGGCATGTAAGAATTAATGAATTTGGTACGGAAATGTACATTTCATATTTAGACATTAACTCTATAAGTATTCAATCATTTTTACAAACAATTGATGATTCAACTTCTCAAATTAAAGGTTTATTTAAACTAACATCATATACTGACCCGTTACTTTATGCAATATTTAATATAGTAGGTAGCCATACAGAGCATACAGACCATTTCAATGTTCCAGTTGCATTTATTTCCAGTCCTATTGCTGGAACTGTTCCTCCCGACCAATTAGCATATATTACTTTCCAAAGAACAGGAGACATTGGAGATAGAGGACCTCAAGGTTTTCAAGGTGCCCAAGGAACGCGAGGTTTTCAAGGAGCCCAAGGTTTTCAAGGAGTACAAGGAGCCCAAGGTTTTCAGGGAATACAAGGAGTACAGGGTGCCCAAGGAACTCAAGGTTTCCAGGGAATACAAGGAACTCAAGGAACTCAAGGAGTACAAGGATTCCAAGGTGCTCAAGGAGTACAAGGATTCCAAGGACCTCAAGGTTTTCAAGGAGCCCAAGGTACTCAAGGAACTGGAGCCCAAGGGTTTCAAGGTGTTCAAGGACCCCAAAGTTCAGGTGCAGGTGGAAGTATTAAATCAATAAATGTAATAAGTAGCAACACCACCGCCGGAAGCAATGCAAGTACTGAATATACATATCTTGCTTCAGGAACTATTGATATTACTCTTCCAACTGCCGTAGGAAATACAAATAACTATTACATTAAAAATACCGGAACCGGCACAGTAACAATTAAAACAACTTCAACTGAAACAATAGATGGAAGTTTAACAGCCCCATTGCGGGTTCAATACACAGCATTAACATTAGTAAGCGATGGTACAAACTGGTTTATAATATAAAAACAAAACAATATGGCATATAATCCTAATAATCCAAACGGACAAGCTACGTCAGCAAATTCAGCTCCTGTCGTAATTGCATCAGATCAAACCGCAGTTAATACATCCCTACAGGAAGTAGCAACAGGAGGAGCAAGTGTGTTTCACCTGGTATCAACTGCATCAACTAATGCAACCAACATTAAGGCATCCGCTGGAAAGGTGACCGGTTGGTACATTTTTAATTCAAACGGATCTGCTAGAAAAGTAGCATTTCATAACACGGCTGGTACTCCTACCGCAGGTGCTTCCGTTTATTTTTCTATTGTAATCCCTGCGCTATCAGGTGCAAACTGTCCCTTCCCAGCTGGAATAAATTTTAGCACAGGTATTGCAATAACAACCGCAACTGGACTTGCAGATAGTGATGCTGTAGCAGTAGCTGCAAATGATTTAATAATTAATATATTTTACAAATAAAATGAAAATTCAACAAACACAGTCAGTTCAGCTTCCCTTATTAGGAATAGCTGATACCCTAGAGATTAGGGTTAATTCATTCCCTCTATTTCCATCCTCAATTGAAGTGTTTTGGAAAGTAAGTGGTGATGTAATAAGTAAGGAAGGGACAATTGTTCTTCCTCAAGAAATAGTACAAAACTGGGGAACAGACGATACCATAGTAAAAGAGTATATACTTCAACAATTGGGTCTCGTAGAGGACACAACGCCAGATCCTGTGGTAACCTCGCCATTACAGGGTCCTGTAGATGACACTGCTCTAACAGAAGAAACTCCACAATAAAAAGTTATTAAATGGCAGCTAAGTATTGGTATGTAGCAGGTAATGGAAGTGCAGATTGGAGTGTCGCAGCTAATTGGTATTTAGGATCTGGGGGTACTGGAGGCGCTGCAGGTTTACCAACAGCATCCGATACAGTGTACTTAAGCCAGGCATCTGGTAGCGGTACATTAACAATTGGAAGTGGTACTACTGCATCGTGCAACGGTTTAATATGTACGGGTTTTATAGGAACACTAGCTGGAGCAACTTCATTGACTATAACCGATACAACATCACCTGTAACACAACTACTTGAGTTTTCTCCTACTATGGGTATAACTTATAGCGGAACCTTTACAATTAATGGATCAGGAAATGGGAGTAATATTATTTTTAACGGACAAACTTTTCCTGGTAATATTACATTAGCCAAAAGTTCAACTACAGGTACTACACAGGTTACTTTTGTTGACACAGCAAGAATTACTGGTCTTTTAACAATATCAAGTGGGTTTATATTTTTAACATCTCAGTTATTTACAGGAAGGTTTTCTATGTCCGGCACAGGTTCATCAACCAATAGAGATATATTCGGTGGAACTATATATTTAACAGGATCTGGCGCAGTATTAACAGTATCAACAACTGGAACATATAGCAATAACCTTTCATATGAACTTACTGATACTACAAGTAATACAAAGACCGTAGTATCTACTGTTACTACGGCATCTGGGTTTGAACCCTTTATAAATATAACAGGTGGAGGTACTGGTAGTTATTCATTAACAGGAAATTTTGCTAATATATCTGTTAATAATTCAGGAGGTGCTACTTTTAGTTTTGGCGCATCTAATATATGGGCACTATTCTTTAATAATTCAAATGTAAATTGGAATAATGCTGTTGTAGCCCTTGCAATTCGTGATGCTTTATACCTTAGTTCTAATATGACGGTAACTGCCACACCGACAATTACTTTTAATGGTCAAAGCAGAGTACGATGTAATACTAAAAGATTAACAGGTGCAGTATCTGTAACTTTAGGAAATATTTTAACAGCAGAAGATGATTTTCGTTTAGCTAATACATTAACTTTAACTAATGGTTCATTTGCTGGTGGAGATGCGTACATAAATTCTATATCATCATCAAGTAGTAATTTTAGAGATATTACGATAACTAACTTATATCTTACCGGTACTGGTACTTTAGCTACTACTACTACTGCAACAAATTTAACCGTTACGATAGTTGCGATATACATACAAGATACATCTAACACGGGTCAAACTAAAACGCTAACATTTGGTTCTGTATTTGGGTCACCTATTGTTTATATAGCAGGAACCGGCACCGGTCTAATTACTTTAGCGCCGGCTAATACGCTCGTACCGTATGTATATGTAACTAATATAGGAGGAAGCGTATCTTTTGCATCTGGTACTATTGGTAATTTGGTATTTGTTGATGGGACTACATGCACATGGTCAAACGCAATTACTCAAACACTAAATATAGTTAATGATTTAACTTTTGCGGTTGGTCAGCCATTAAGCACCGTAACGCCAGCATTAGTATTTAATCAAGGAGTTTCAATTATAACAATGAATGGTAACCGTTTAGTTGCAGGAGCACTTACAGCCGGTTATACTAGTGGCGCAACAGTATTTACTGACAACTTTACCACTAATGCAGCCGTAACAATTACCGACACATATACCGATTCAGCAGCCGCAGGTAATTTTACTTGTTCTACTCTTACTCTAACTGGTTCAGGAGTTTTCACATTTAAAAAAAATCTAACTGCAACTGTAACTGCCATTAGTGGAAACGCTGGAGTATCTATAGCAGGACTTATTTCACCCGGGGTTTACTTTCAATCAGTTGTTAATATAACTACGCTTACCGTTAGTTCTGCTAATTCAGACCCTCTTACTATAAATGGTGGAACTTTTACATGCACATCGATATCTAATTCAAGTACATATCCTATCGCAATCAATAGTGGCTCCACTTTAAATTGCTCATCTATTTCTTTAACGGCTGGCTCAAGTTTAAATGCATCCGGAAATAGCATTATCAGATGTAATGGTGCATTTCTTAGTACCGCTGGTAATGTTAATTTTACAAATTCTACTGCTACTTTTTTAACTTTTGGTTTAAGTGGAGTCACTAGCAATTATAATGTGAACAATAGTAAAATTTATATAACTGGTGCCACAACTACTGCCTTTTCATTAGCTGCTACTATAGCATCTTACACATCAAGTCAAACATCAATAGAATTTACTAATAACACAAATGCAAATACTACGTTTGCAGGAGGAGGATTTACATACTATGAATTGATATTCAATAGAGGAGCAGTCACCGGTTTTAATAATGTTATAACCGGAAGTAATACATTTACCAATCTCAGAGACTTTGGCACAGCGGCTCATTTTTTGCTATTTCCTTCAGGTGGAACAACCAATATAGGACATCTAGATGTTCATGGAGCTCCGGGTGCTGTAATAACCATCGGAAGAACTTCAACAACTGCTACCCTATTAACTAAATCTCCAGCGGGTCTTGTTATTTGTGATTATGTTGCAGTAGTTAATGTTCCTGTTAGTGAAACTAACACATTTTATGCTGGACCAAATAGTACAGTGACTACTTCTGCTAACTGGATAAATTCTGGTAAGGTAAGAAATCAAGGTGCCCTAGGTGTAGGATAACTAATAGACAAAAACTATTTTAATAAAGAGATATATAAATAAAATAAAATAATAAACAATATGACAACTAATATTCTTGCACCATTTGTTAAATTAGATGAATCTTTCCAATTTTATGTAAGCGGAAGACTTTTCGAAATGAATGAAACTGAAATTAAAGAAGTTGAAGGAACAGACAACTCAACCTTAATTAATGCAATTAATGCATTTGAATCTTTTCAATTTACTGAAGATTCTGTTAGATGGTTCCATGGGCCAAGTAAATTCATCTACAATTTAGCTGAAGGTATTTTTCAACACAACAATTCAGAAATTATTGGAAGCACATTTTCAAATCATATCATGGCCGCCGGTCATATCAGATATGCTGAAAAACCGATTGCTGAATTATTTGAATCACTTCCTACCCTATTAGAAAATTTTGTAACTCTTGATTTTGCTGCAACATTTGAAGGAAACAACACAACTGTAAATCTTTTTGTATTAAACGAAAATGTTTACGTTGCACGTAATAACCACTCAAATAAAATTGCAAAATTCTTTAAAGCAAACAGTGCTAATGAAGCTGCTGAATATGTTACTAAGGAGACTGGAGAATCTGCCCTTTCTTTCTTAAAAGAGATGGTTGAAGGAGAATCTGCTGAACTTGCAATTAAAGAGGAAAAACTCCAAACTTACGAATCAATTATTTCTTTCTTAAAAGACCAAAAGGGTTTATTGGCAAACGCTGATAGAAACGATGAGGCTATTAAAGAAGCTGAATCTTTAATCAATGGAGAAATTAAAGCATGGAAGGACAAGATTACCCAATTAGATGAAGCCGTTAAGTTTATTGATTTTCGTTTTAATTCACATCTAGACCATAACCCATCATGTGATATTTTAGAAGGACACTTGGACAAAGATACCTTTATAACTTATGGAATCTATGTTAAAGACGCTGGCTCTAGAAAAGTTGGAGATGAATTTATGGAATATTACACAGGTGGTAATTACGTGCCTACTTCATTAAAGACAAGCCGATCGATGTTTTACACTGTTGATAAAATACCAGCAAAGTATAAAGCTGCTTGGGAAGAATTGCGCACTACTTACCAAAATGAATATAAAGGTTCAGGAGTATCGACAAGAAATAGATAATATAAATAAGATAGTAGTATAAATATATTAAATTTTAAAGGGGTCGCCAAGCGTCCCCTTTGGTGTCTAAACTGGAATTGAAACAGAATCAACACTTCGTTATATAAGATTAAACTAAAAGAATTAAAATGGCTAAAACTAAAAACTATTTAAACAATAAGGACCTTCATGATGCAATGAGTGAATCCAAAAATCTGGATAAACTAACTCCAACTGCAGAGAAAATGTTAATCCTATTAGCAGAACGTGCAATTAATAGAATGTCCTATGTTAATAAAGACGACCGAGATGATTGTCTTCAGTTTGCAATGTTAGACCTCTTAAAATACTGGAGAGGATTTAACCCAGTATATCCAAACGCATTTGCCTATTTTACAGAAATTGCAAAGAGAGGATATGCAAAAGGTTGGAATAAAATTCACCCACAAAAATACAAAGGTACCATCTCTATGAGCAGAACATCAGGTGATGATGATAGCGGCGGGATTTATTCTATTTAATGTCGATTAAGAATTTAAAACCAACCAAAAAGTCCGGATTTAATCAAGGATATTTTAATCCCAAGAACCTTGAAAAATATATAGGTCCATCACCTATTATTTACAGGAGCTCTTGGGAATATAAGTTTATGATATGGTGTGACATCAATGACAAAGTCCTTTGTTGGTCGAGTGAACCAGTTGAAATTAAATATTGGTCACGCCAGGGAAATAAGCAGCGAACATACCACCCAGACTTTTACTTTAAAATCTTAAAACAGGATGGCTCAAACGAAGAGTTTCTTGCCGAAATCAAGCCAAAAAATCAAATACAAAAGCCAAAACCTCCGACAAATCCAACTAAAAAAAGTGTTGCATCTTATAAGTTTCTTACAGAACAATACATAAAAAATATGGATAAATATAATGCTGCTAAAGAATACGCAGCAAGTCGTTGTTGGCGATTTATTGTCCTAACAGAAGATACTATTAAAAATGGGTTACATTAAGAAGAGAATAGCCGAGTTAAGCAAAGAATTTGGAGGTAAAATAAGAGCCTCTCGAGCATGTATGGATTGGTATGAGGCTGGAATTAAATCTAAAAGTGTAGCTGAGGCTAAACTAACCCGATCGCGCTTTCAACCTGGAAAGATTTATGTTTTTAAATACGATCCAAAATATGCAAAAAAACTTCCATGGTTTGATGCAAATCCAGTAGTATTAGCCATTGAACAAGTTAATAATAATGACCTTGGAATTAATTTAAACCTGCTACCAGTTCCTTATAAAGAGAAATTGTTGGATGAGTTATTTACCCGTATGAATATAAAAGTAGATGTACAAGAAACAAACATAATTTCAGAAATTCTTGGAATTGAAACACCGAGTGGAATTGATGCACTTAAAGAAAAACCTCTCCGGATAACTTATGCAGGAATTAAAGCATACCTTGAAAAAGATGGATATGATTTTGCCATAAGACAATATATACCTTCAAGAAAGAGTAACCAAGCAGTTGTTAGTTATTCAAAATGGCCAGAAATAGCACTATGTGATTTTATGGATTTTAACAAAACAAATGTAATGAAGGTCAGATTAATGTTTAATGACTATTTAAAAAAGAATATATAACTTAAATTAATATAATAATATAATGGCAGGATTTGTACAAAGAAATGGTCCATTGACTAAACAACCATTCAACTTAAGTAGCACCCTTAAGAAGTTATCTTCTTTCGGTATGTACTATGATGATTTGGTGCTTAGACAATCTCAAGCAATCGGACCGGTAGAAGATGCAATTGGTTACGGTCAAATGAACCCAACAGGTCTCGATAGCGATGATATGTATGGAGCATTTGCAGCCCTTTCGATGGCTGATACTACAATGCGTAAAAATATTCCATTTTTTGACCAAGCATATCGTGGTAAAAGAGATGAACTTAGAGCATTTGCACAGCATGACGAAATTGAAGACATCTTAGATATACTCTGTGATGAGTCAATTGTATATGATAGCAAAAACTTCATGGCCAATCCAGAGATTATCGGTATGGAAGTTTCTGAAGATGTGCAGAAATATCTTAATAAAGCATATAGAGACCTCTATCAATATTTTGGATTCAATCTAGACCAATCAGCTTGGTACTTCTATAGAAAATGGTTAATTGATGGTTACCTATCGTTTGAGATTATTTATAATCCTGAAATGTCGGAAGTTATTGGATTTAAAGAAATTGATCCAATCACATTGGTCCCAGGATATAACCATGAAGATGGTAAAAAAGTTTGGATTCAGTTTAAAGACGATCCAGTTAAACAGAGAAAATTGTATGATTCACAGATTGTGTACATATCATACTCTTCAATTACTACAGCATCAAGGGTTTCTTACCTTGAGCGACTTGTAAGAGCATTCAACTTAATGAGAATTATGGAACATACCAGAGTTATTTGGGCTGTGACAAATTCATCTTATAGAATGAAATTTATTATACCAGTTGGTGGTAAATCTAAAACCAGAGCAAAACAATCCCTTGCTCAATTAATGAATAACTATAAAGAAGTTGTAGATTTTGATTGGGACAGTGCATCTCTTACAACTAATGGTAAACCAATGTTACAATTTAACAAAGAATATTGGTTACCTAGCAAGGACGGAGAACAACCTGAAATTGAAACCTTAGGTGGAGAAGGTCCAGAATTAAGCGACACTGAATCATTAAAATACTTCTCAGATAAACTTAAAGCAGTTTCAAAAATTCCTTACAATAGATTCATGTATGAAGATGGTGGAGGAGATTTCAATCTAGCTGCCGATGGTATGATTAGAGATGAGATTAAATTCAGCAAATTTATTAATCGTTTACGTAGTTCATTCCAAGAGATATTGATTAAACCCTTATGGATTCAAATGTGTCTTAAATTTCCAGAATTTAAGGAGGATGCAGGATTTAGAACCCAAATTGCACTCCGATTTAATGAGGATAATATGTTCTCTGAATTAAAGACAATGGAAATCATGCAAAAGAGACTTGATTTTATTACTACAATGAAAGATTCACTGGTTAAAACAGATCCAATGACAATGGAAGAAACTCCATATTTTGACATGGACTTCTTAGTTGATAGATACCTTAAATTAAGTCCAGATGATAAAGCAGCTAATGATGCATATAAAGCCCGAACTGCTGCTGCCAAAGCTGCCGAACCAGAAGTAGAGGATCCAATGGGCTTAGGAATGGGAATGTAATTAAATAAAAATATAAATAAAATGAAAATAATTAAAACATTTGAGGAATTTACAAGTTCACTTCAAGAAGATGCAATTGATGCAGGAGAAGATTCAAAAGTAGTAATTGATGATGTCACACTTGACTCAGGAAAAGAAATTAAATCTACTGAAATTTTAGGGACTATTCTGTCTTCAAAAAGTGAAAAAGAATTTAAAGAATATTTCTACAGTGAATATGGAAATACTGCATTTACCGAAGAGGATATGTTTACTCTAGTTAAATTTTATAGCGATTATCAAGAAGAAACTGCTCAAAAAGAAAAGGATGCTGAAAAAGATGCAGAAGGTGGCGAAGAAAAAGATCCACTAGCCGATCTATAAAAATTTAAAATTTTTAAAAATCTTCAAAAATTAACTGGATATATAATAGAAATATAATAAAATAATACTTATGACTAATAACTTACTGATCTTAGAAAGATCGTCAACGGAATTAGAGTTTAAACAAGATGGTGGAACCTATGTTCTAGAGGGTATCTTTGGAGAAATCGATAAGAAAAATCGTAATAACCGAATCTATACTGAATCTGAATACTTACCACAGATTGAAGCTCTACAGGCAAAAATTAAATCATCAAAGTTACTAGGTGAATTAGATCACCCACAAACATTTGATGTTTCCTTAAAAAATGTGTCACACATTATTGAAGAGCTTACTTATGATACCAATACAAAGCAAGTTAAAGGACGTATTAGACTATTAGATACTGATGCTGGAAGACAGGCAAAAGCCCTTGTAGACGCTGGTGTTCCCCTACAAATTTCAAGTAGAGCAGCTGGTGCAGTTGAATCTAATGGAACTGTAAAAATCAAACAATTGTTTACTTATGATTTAGTTGCAGACCCTGGGTTTGAAAATGCTGAATTGAAAAGAGTTAATGAATCTTATGGATTTGTTAATGAAGGAAACGACCTATTTATTTACGAGATAAATAATACAAATGAAAAACAATCAATCGAAAATATAAACGAAACAAAAATGGCAGAGTCTAAATTTATTACGACTGAGGATTTTAATAAGTACTCTAAATATCTTTCTGAAGAAATCAAATCTATTAAAGAAAGTATGAATTCTTTAACAGAATCAGAGTCTACTAGTTCTCAATTAGAAACACTTAAAGAATACACTGATTATTTAGCTAAGAAATTAGATGAATCAATCGCATATTCAGAACACATTGCTGAAAAAGCAGACCAAGGTATTCAATACTCAGAAAATCTTGCAGAGAAAGTTGACCAAGGTATTCAATATTCTGAGCATATCGCTGAAAGCGTTGATGCTATTAAAAACTACACTAACTATTTAGCTGAATCTTATAATGAAGGTTCTACTTCTTACGATAACTTAATTAAATATACTGAATATTTAAGAGAAAACTTAGAGAAAGTAACTGAATATGCAGAATACGTTGCAGAAACTGTTAACACTAACCTATTATTAGAAGACGAAGCAGGTTTACCAGCTGAAGACCTTAAAGATGAAACAGAAGATGTTTCTCCAGATGTAGTAGATGCTGATGGTAACGTAATCACTGGAAAACCAGAAGATGTAGAAGGTGAATTAGACCTTAAAGGAGTAGACGGTGCCGGTAAAGAAGTTACTGAAGCAAATGATGGAACTGAAGCAGGTTTACCAGCTGAAGACATTAAAAAAGCTACTAAAGATGTTACAGTAGATGTAGTTGATGCTGATGGTAATGTAATCACTGGAAAACCAGAAGATGTAGAAAAAGACTTAGAACTTGCTGGTAAAGGAGACGCTGCTGGTAAACAAGTTGACCAGATGGAGGCTTACAAAAATTCAATCACTTCTAAATTAGAAGCTATTGTTGAAAAAGTAAATGCTAAAAAATCAGAAAATCCAGCATTCTTTAAATTTATCTCTGAAGAGAAAGTAAATGAATTTAATGCATTATCTACTGAAGAAAAATCTAAAGTTGTAACTGCTGTTGAAGGTCGCGGTTACCTTACTGAAGGACAAATATTAGCCCTATGGAACACTTCATTATCAGGAGTTGTAGAAACTAATAATGCTCCTACAGTTATTAAATTAATGCCAACTGAATACCATGATACTTGGGCTAAATGTTCTGAAGGTAAGAAAAATCAAATCATAGCACAATCTAAATATCACAAACTAGAAACACCTTACCAAGTTGCAAACTTCTGGCAAACTAGAGACCTTAGAGAGGTTGCTCCAGTAATGGAAAAAATTGCTATGGTAAATGAATCTACTGTTGAAGAAGTTAAAACTTTAGGTTATGATGCATCTGAATTAGGAGCTGAAATTGCAAAAAGATTTAGAAAATAATCTTATTTTTGGGTTTTTTTAAAAAAATCAAAAAAAACGTAGATATATAATACTTATTAAAACATATTCGATGCTCAGTTAAGAAGCAAAAAACTGAAATTATATCGAAAACTCGTAATATACGAAAAACATAAAACCATTAAAAAAAAATAAATTTACAAATGGCAAATTTAATTAATGAAGCAGAAATCAGAGCAACGTGGGCTCCGATTATCGAATCTGCGACAGGTATCAACGATGCAAGCAAATTAGCTTGGATGTCAGAATACTGTCACAACCACAAATTATACGAAGATGCTTCTCAAATGAGCTTAGGTACTGCTGGTAACATCTTTGGTATGGGTGCTACAACTTTACCTGGTAATACATTCTCAAATGGTATGTCTACTACTAAAGGTTCTGGTGATAAAGCTCCTTCTTTACTTCCTTTAGCAATGCAAGTTGCTGCTCAAACTATCGGTCTTGACTTAGTACCAGTAGTTCCTATGGCTGGTCCAATGGGATTATTGTCTTACTTAGACTTCGTTTACGAAGGTGGTAAATTAGGTGGAACTGTTGCTCCAACTTACATTAAAGCTAACCCAGTTGCTGGTGTTATTGATATCGCTGCTGCTACTTCTGGTACTCCAGCTGTTGCAATCTCAGCTGCATATACTTTCATTGGAAAATCTCGTATCGATGGTTATTCAATCTTCAAAGTAGTTGGTGCACCTGTTGCTGCTAACGTTGCTGCGGATTTATTAATCGCAGTAAATGCTGTATTATCTCCTGATACTACTGCTACAATCTTAGATGTACAATTAGTAAAAGCTTTAGAGGATCACGTTAAAGGATTCGCTGCTTCTACTGCTACTGGTACTCCATTCTCAAGAGAAGCTGGAGAACAAACTCCAGATAAAATCATGGGATTATCTTTATTCTCTAAAAGCGTTACAGCTGAAACTTTCCAAGTTGCTGCTGCCGTTACAAGAGAACAAGTTCAAGATTTAAAACAATTCGGAGTTGATGCTGTTGCTCAAGTTGAAGCTGTTTTAACTAATGAATTAACTCAAGGTATTAACCAATACATCTTAGGAAGAATCAGAACATTAGGTGCTCTTAACGTTACTAGAGCGTTCAGTTCTAATGCATTTGACTTAAGCTTACCTACTGCTGCATCTTTATCAGGTGGAGAAACTTTACCTTCTGTTCACAGAAGAATTCTTTCTCAAATCTTAGCTTCTGCTAACTTGATCGCTAACAGAGGTAGAAGAGGTGCTGGTAACTTCGCAGTATGTGGACCACAAACTGCTACAGTTTTACAATCAATTGCTGGTTTCGTTGCAAACCCAATGGCAAATACTTTCGCACAAGCTGCTGGAGCTATCTACCCATTAGGATCTGTTGCTGGAATTAACATTTATACTGACCCTACAATGGACTGGTTTGATTATTCAATCGCAGTTGGTAGAAAAGGAGACGGAAACGGACCTGGTATCGTATTCATGCCTTACTTAATGGCTGAATCAGTTCAAGCAATTGCTGAAGGAACTATGGCTCCTAAAGTAGCTGTTAAATCTAGATTCGCTCTAGTTGATGCAGGATTCCACCCTGAAACTCAATACGTTGAGTTTAACGTAACTGTTGCAGGTAGTGCTACAGCTAACTTATTAACATTAGCTTAATATTTTAAATTAGAACTAACATTCTAATTATATTTAAAGGGAACTGAGAAATCAGTTCCCTTTTTTTGTGATATATAATCTATAACAAAATAAATTAAAATATGGACGCATTTGAAAATTGGTATACTAATATACTTGAAGAGGTTGCAACAGCACCTGCTAAAACACTAGCAGGAGATGTCGATACTATTATAAATTCTTTAGATACTCTTGTTAAAGAATTGACTGAAGAACTTGATTCTCCAGAATTTAATGAATTAAATGAAGCTGGTGAAGAAGGTCCAAGTAAAGTTTGGCAATGGATTTGGTGGATGCCAAAAGCCAGAAAGGCACAGCAAAAGGTTAATAAAATAAAATTGAATGTTGCTGATATGGAATCCGCGGCTGAAGATGCTAAAGATGCAGAACAAAAGGCAAAAATTAATGCAAAAGCAACAATGACAAAGGATCAGGCAAATGAACTTCAAAGATTAGTTGATGACAAATACAGTGCAAAAGGAGAACTTGTTGCAAAGGCACTTCATACTGAAAAAATCCTAGGGCAAATTGCATCAATTAAAAGAGTTTCAGGATTAGAAGACGATCCGGAAAAAAAGGCTAGTTATAAAGAAAAAATGGCCGAACTTCAGCAAAAATGGAAAGAGGATCAGATTGCAATTAAAGAACTTGAACCTTCCGAGGAGGATAAAGCTGCTGAAATTGAAAAAAAGAAAGAAGAGCAAAGACTAGCAAAAGAAAAACAAGATAAATTAGATGCTGATGCCGAATCGGCTAAAAAAGAAAAAGAGGAAGAGCCTAAAGAAGAACCAAAGGAAGAGCCAGAATCTACTGAAAAAGACCCAAAGGTAAAAGCGTTAGAGGATGAAATTACTAAATTAGAACAACAATTAGCAGATTCTGAAAAATCTCCAGATAAGAATAAAGAAGGAATTGAAACACTTAAAGGTGCAATTGTAGGTAAAAAGAATGCATTACAAAAATTAAAAGATAAAACAGAACCAAAAGAATCTTTAGTTAATAGAGCCACTGCCTCCGGTTTAGATGAATTAGCATCTGAAATCGCTTCTAAACTTGATTGGCAATTAGATGAAGGAACTGTCTTATATCAAAAATATGACAATATCATTAAAAAGACTGAATACTCAAAATCTTTAAATGAGTCAAAGTACCAAAATCTAAGTGTTAAAGATAGATTCTCTAGATTACTATAATTTAGAATTCTTTCTAGCAATATTTAAAAACTCCTTTTGTTGATTCAATAGGAGTTTTTTTACGTGTTGTTGGAAGGCAACCGAAGATTTTAGGATTCTACCATCCACCATCTTACCACCAAGAGTATCGTGATAGTCAGGATGGACAAAGTTTTCCGCTCCAAAGTTATTTATATTAGACCTGATAGGTTCTCCAGAAAGGGCACAAGTCCAATCAATTGTATCGTAACTATCCGAAAGCTCTTCGCTCTTCATTAGTTCCCCAGTAGACCAATCATAATAATACCTGTCCCGTTTTGAATCGTTTTTATGCTTACACATTTCAAAGATAATATGTAGGAACTTGTCAGATTGGGCCCTTTCTTTTATTAGTGGATTCTCTAGTAGTAATCGACGCTGTTGCCGTGAGAGTCCTTCATAACATACACCATATCTATTCCTTGGATAGGGTCCTCCAGTTCGACGAATCTTTGGGTATTTGTTATTAAAAGCCATAAGATATTTATCTGAAACTTATTGGTTCTGTCTTATATAATACCTATAAACTTAAACCTAAAAAATGATTCAAGCACTTTTTACAGAAAAATATAGACCAAAAAATCTAGAAGATTTAATCCTTCCAGAACGTGTAATGTCAAAATTTGAAAATGGATTAACACAGAACATGCTATTAGCAGGTAGTCCTGGAACTGGTAAAACTTCAACTGCAAAAGCTATTGTTAACCAATTTGGATTACCATACCTTTATATTAATGCATCTACTGATACTTCAGTTGATGTAATTAGAACCCGGATCACTGATTTCTGTTCAACGATGTCAATCCTAGATGACCAAGGAAAATTTAAGGTTGTAATATTAGATGAGGTTGATGGTGTATCTGACCAATTCTTTAAAGCGCTTCGTGCAACCATGGAGCAGTTTGCAAGTAACTCCCGTTTTATTGCAACTTGCAATTATGTTAATAAAATCCCAGATCCAATTCTTTCCAGGTTTGAAGTTATTAATTTTGACTTTGATAAATCCGAAGAGAATGAATTGACCAAGAAATATATTAGAAGGGTTTATGATATTTGTGGAAAGGAAGGAATGACAATTGAAAAACCTGCATTGGTAGAATTTGTTAAAAGAAACTTTCCGGACCTAAGAAGTACTCTTAATAAATTACAAGGTTATAAAACGCAAGGTACTCAAAACATTACAGTTGATGATGTTAAAAAGTTTAATTCAGTCTATAAAGACATGTTTGACCTTATTTTTAATCAAATGGACCCTGTAGTTAACTATAAGTATATTGTAGGAGAATATTCAAATAGGGTAGATGATGTGTTGCAAACGCTTGGTCAAGAATTTATTGAGTACATACAAACAGAAAAACCTCAAAATGCTCGACACATTCCACAAATTGCAATTTGCGTTGCAGAACATCAAGCACAGAGAACATTAGTAATCGATCCGGTTATTACATTGCTTTCATGTGTTTATAAAATTCAAACAATAGTTAACGGTTAAGATGGAAAAAGTAGCAATAATTTGCCCAATCAAAGATGAAAATACATTTATTCATAAATTCTTTGAGTATTACAAGCAACATTTAGATAGTAAGGATATTTATATTCTAGATTTTGGTTCGTCTGAAGAGTATATAAAAGATGTAATTAGTCCCAATGCAAATGTAATCCATACCAATGCTGATATTCTAGATGCACCTGGAGTTTTTAATGAAATAAAAAGGCAAATGGTATTGTTAAAATCTAATGGATATGATTTTGTGATTCCATTAGATGTTGATGAGATATTATGCTATCATGAAGAGGGAGGACTAAAAGGATTCTTACAAGGTTTAACAAAATCTGACAATATAGCTACATGTAGAGGTTATGAAGTAATCCACATTCCAACCCTACAAGAAGACCTAAAAAAGGATGAACCATGGGCACCTCAAATTAAATACTGGTACCCTGACCAACAGTGGTATGGAAAAACTTTAATTTCAAGAGATCAATTAGATTGGGGAATAGGTTTCCATAAGTATAAAATAAATAATGTTTGGCAACCTGATACAATGGTTGATAATAGATTATTTTTAATTCACATGCATAAAAGTGATTTTAAAACAACAATTGAACGTCACCAAAAATGGTCTTCAATGACTTGGTCCGATGAAACTATCGAAAATGGTTACAACTACCATTATAGAATGACCGAAAAGCAAAAAATAATAGATTGGTATTTTGAACCAATCTTAAACAATCCAATATACGAAATTCCAGAGATAATAAAAAATAACATAAAAATATAACACAAAATATTTTACCGTGTCAGATTTTTTTATTATATTTACATAAATAAATTATAGAACTATGAAACTAGGAAAACACACACTTATTATCGACGGAAATTACTTCGTGCATAGCAGACTTTTTGTACTTCCACGCCCTAAAAAAGAACAATTATTAGGAGACAGAGATGGACAAGAACAATTCATGCGAAAACTATGTATTGACTTTGCATCAGAGGTCCGAAAAATGACTCCATTTGTCGACCAAATTGTGGTTGCAGTCGATTCAAAATCATGGCGTAAAGACCTGTTTCCAACAGCAGAATATAAAGGTACCCGAGTTGCTGATAGTTCAGTTAACTGGGAAAATGTATTTAATGTTTACACAGAATTCCAAGACATTCTTGCAAAGCAAGGTGTTATTATACATAAAGTTCCTGGTGCAGAAGCTGATGATATTCTATTCGGTTGGTCGACCCAATTAAACAATGAAGGTAAAAACTGTATCGTTTGGACTGGTGACCGTGACCTTATTCAATTAGTTAATTATAATGAAGCTACAGATGCATATACCCTATGGTATTACAATTCTAAACGTAGATTGTTAGCATTTGAAGGTTTCGAAAACCTTATTAATAAACCTAATGAGGTAGAAATTTCAAATGATGACCTATTATTTAACATGGGTTCTGCTGATGTACTTAATAACCAACTTAAAGGTGATTTTATTAGTTGGATAGCTAAAAATGGTGTTGAGATTGAAGAGATTAATTGTGATGATTTTATCTTCTCTAAAATCTTACAGGGAGATAAAAGTGATAACATCCAATCTGTAGTTTCATGGACTAAAAGAACTAGTACTGGTTCTATCCGAAACTATTCAATCACTGAAAAGCAGGCAATTCAAATCCTAGAAAAATATCGTGAAATTGAAGGTAACTTCCACATTGACCATTTTTTCTCTGAGGAACAGGTTAAAACAATAGTTGATATGATTCATGATGTTGTTGGTAAATCTACAATTGATGAAATACGTCTACGATTTAACCAAAATCTTGACTTAATGCTCCTGCATTATAACACAATACCTGGTGGAATTCAAAAAGCAATATATAATGAAATTGAGAAAGATTTTACAGTTGAAACTCGATTGGCCGGACTAACTCAGATGGAAAAGATATTGGAAGGATCTCAGTGGAATTCTAAAGGTTCAGCCGGAAGTGGAGCTCCAAAAAGTTTTGACCCATTTGCAACGTTGCAATTAGACAAAGTCTCTCAACTACCTGAAACTAAAAAAATAAATACACTATTTTAAAATGACTAGCGAGGATATTTTAACAGAAATCTTAATTGAAGCTCATAAAGACGGTGACTTTGACAAAGTTATTGCAGAGGTAAACAAATTAAAAAAAACCGATATAAAAAGTACACAACTTGAACTTTTTGAAAAAGCAATAAAAAATGTTAGACGAAACAAAACTGTTTGATTTTATAAAAATCTTATTTACCAAGCCTGCTGAATACAAAAAAATAAGTAACCATAATAAGAAGCGACATCATTTCATGATTAATCGCTTCTTTTCGATTCAATACCCTACAAATGCCCAATTATTTAATAAAAATGGGATTAATCCACTTGCAGTAATTGATAGTTGGTCTCTTGTTGCAGCCAGATTTAAGAGTGTGCCCGCTTGGATTTATACCAAGACCAAAAAGTCCGAAAAAGAAGTGACTTCAAAAAGCAAATATATACCATCAGAAGAGGCCATCTCATTCTTTATGCAAAGAAATGAAATTGGCAAAAGAGAATTTAAAGAACTTGAAAAATTTGCTAAAGAAGAACTTTATATCTCTTTACAGAGGATAGAGAATTCGATGCAGGTATATTAATATCCGACTATGCAACAATTTGAATTTAGTTCGATGCCAACGGCGATCGACGTTACACTATACAAATATAATTACATTGATAATAAATTATGGGCACAAATCCAAAACGATACTGATTTTATCGAACTTGGGAATGACTCTATAATGATATCGTCAACTCAATTAAAATTTGTACTAGATAAATATTATCAAAGTTCTATCAATAAAATTAAATCAGTTGGTTCTGATTTTATCCATAAGGAAATCAATACAGTGTTTTTTCTTTTTCAAATTCTACTAGAAATGGAGAATTTGCAATATATTAAATTAACGCTTAACAAGGATAAAAAGTACTCTAGAATAATTGAAACTGATGGTGTAAAAATGATTCAATTCAGTTTTAAGTTACTAACAGCGACTCTAAGACTTTATGATTTATATGAAGATGATGAACTTCCACTGGTTAATAAAATTCTAGAAGAACTTGAAGTATTTGAAGAGGGAATTCCATATGTCAGACTTAATGCAAAAGAACTTTATGATAGTATACTTTTCTATCTTGAAGAAAAAGACCCAGAAGATCTGGAGGCTGGAATAGTTACTGACATTTTAGATATACTTGAGTCTAAAATTGAGAAAGAGGACCCATTAATCCTATTAATTACTGACTACTAATATTTCGTGAATATATAAAAGAAAAACATTTGATATGAATTTCTTTAGTAATTTTGGTAAAAGAGAAGCATTAATCTATATTATAGTCGCTCTTTGGGTAGGGATGGGACTTTTTGGAGCCTTTAAAGAGGCAAGCTTTACAGACCTTTCGATATATTTTGGATCCCTAACCGCATACGCTGCAACTTATATATGGGCTGAATCTAAAAAACCAAGTTCAAAATCATCAATTCTTAAAAAGGGACCAAATTCCAGAAAAGAGGTAATGATCTATGTTATTGTTATTCTTTGGGCTATCGCAGGATGCGGAGCCATTTACTTTAAAGCAAACTTAGGAGAACTTGCACTTTATTTTGTATCATTAACTGGATTTGTAGCATCTTGGCTAGCTGGAGAGGTTTATGCTCCACAAGACACGATAAATAAAAATAAAGACTAATAATGGTAACTAAATATACAGCAAATGAATATGGTGATTTTTTTGTCGCATCTATTCAACAACCATATCTTAATGTAATTCGCGTACTTGATTGGAACATCGTTGCGGGTGTTAAAAAAAGAAACATGACTGGTAATGTAACCGGATCAAGCGCATCAACTCATGTCTATGGATATGAAACTCAATTTGATACATCATTTGCTGGTGGAGATTCTATAATTATTGGTAATATAACATATCAAATAGATGTTGTTATTAGCAATACTGAATTGACTGTTACTGAACCTTTACAATATAATTTTACAAATGCTCAATACTATACAACACCAGATACTGTAACTTTTTTTGAGTATGAATTTAGATGGTCCACAACCGGCAAATCTTTTTCTGAGTTTGTTCCATTAAATCATGAAATAGGACCTGGAGACATACAAGGAATTACATTTGACCACCTAAAACCTCTTTACATTGATGTTAAGTCTGAAGTTGCTGGATTAGCTACTGGAAATACTATAACATTCCTTTCAATAGAATTTACAATTGAAACTGAGGCCGGAATAATTGAATCATGTCCTAATTTTTGTACTGATTGTACCGACCCTTTTGCAATGAATGGTTGTGCAAATATTCAAGTTACATGCAATACATTAAATCAATTCAATCCTTATGCTCTTACCAAATCGGTTAAAATGTATAAGCAACTTGTCAATATTGTTAATGGCATCTTTGGACATCAAGTTACTTATTTTAAGACAGAACCCGATGCAAGAACAACGGATGTTATTTTAATGGAATATTCATTGCATAACGTAACCGACAAGCAAACAATAAAGATAATGGTTCCAGATAATGAATTTCCAACTGAATCACATACTTATGATATATTTGGAATTGAATTAGAGGATTTTGAAATTCATATAACTGCTGAAGAATTTGAAACACATTTTGGAGCAGGAAAATATCCAAGAAACAAGGACTATATGTTTATTCCGATCATTAATAAAATGTACGAAATAAATTCTGTTTCCCTAGCAGATGAATTTAATAGAAGCCACTCATATTGGAAAGTTAAACTTGTTAAATATCAAGACCGCGGGGATGTTATCAAAGGACAATTTGATGATGACACTGACGTGCTAATAACTGGAATTGAAGAAATATTTGGAGAGAGAATTCAAGACGAATATAAAAAGAATCTTAAGCCGGAAATATTCCAAACAGTTATTGATAAACATCACGATGGAATCCGAACTTTTGTTGATAGAAAACTTAGAATAGTTGATTATGAATTAAAAAATAGATGGACTATTGTCAGCAAAAATCATTACAATTTTTTAAATATGACAACAGGAGATTCTGCTGTAATTTATGAAGCACAATCCGAAGTTAAGTCTGGAAATAGTATTGCATTCTCTTCATGGTTTGCCCCTCGATTTGCAACAAATTCAACTTTAAATTACAGATTAATTGGAGATACTGCAGATAAGTTTGAAATAACAATAAGTAATACTGAATTAGTTGTTACAACTCCACAAGGTACACAATACTTTATGCATGGAATAACGTTTAACCCTGCAAAATGGTATGGCTATGTTGTTAATATCAATAATGAATTTCTTCAAATGTCTGCATCAATATACAGTCTTGATACTTCAAACAATATGATGCTTCCTCAAAGTGCTGAAAATAATTTAACTAATGAATTTACTCAGATAGTACCTCAACTTGAAGAGCAAATCTGGACTTCTCAAGCAAAATTTGAATTAGTTGCAAATCAAATGTTAATGACAAACATTAGAGTATTTAGTACTCCTATTGAATTTGAACAGCATTCAAATATTTTAAATCAATATGTTGTGCGAGATAATCAACTTGCAATTATTGTTGATAATGCAATTCCAAGCATAGGATTCCAAAAATATGCCAACCCTCGTTAATTTCGATATATAATTTAATAAAACAAATTTATATGTCAGAAAATAAAAGTATAAAAGACCAGGCAGAGGATATCCGAAAGGACCTAGATGAGTTAATTGGAGCCAGCGCCGGAGAAATATCTCAAGTAATCGAAACTGATGTAGAACTTCCAGCAAGAAGACCTCAAAATCATGTCAGTTTTGCTGAACTTAAAGAGAGCTCTACCAGAAAGGCTAAGAAAACTATTACCGCCTTAATGAAGTTCTACTTAGACGCAGATATTATAGAGCAAGACGAGTATATTCAAGCTAAAAAGAAGATGGACGAAATGACAATGAGTTCATTAGTCTATCAACTTCAAGCCGGAGAGCGGGCTCTTACAACCCTATTGGATGCTATTGAAGATGGAGAAGTTGCACCAAGAATGTTTGAAGTACTGGCAACACTACAAAAATCAATGCTCGATATAATCAAATCTCAAACAATGTATTTAATGGCAACTGAAGAAAGTGCCAAAAGAATTGCAAGAGATATTGAGATATACAGAAAACGAGATAACATCAGAGAAATAGAAGTTTCAGGTGGAGACCCAGGCTCAGGAAATGTTCAAAGAGGTACTAAAGACCTAATGAGAATGATTCGCGAAGGAATTGATTCTGCCGAAACTGACGTTCAAGATGTTGAAATAACCGAATAATATGTCAAATGAAAACTATATAGGTGATAATAAATGGATCCCTAGTGGAGATTCAGAAAAGGATGCACAAAAACTAGTATGGTCAACTAAGATTATTAATGACTTAATGGTTGCCTTGGATAAAGGTTATAGACCCCAAGTCAGTATGCCTTTCTACGAAGGAAAACAATTCTTACGTAGAGGTAATATTGTATTTGAGTATACTGAAGCAGAACTTAAAGAAATTACAAAGTGCGCAAATGATATTGTTTACTTTGCAGAGAAATATGCAGTTGTAATGACTGATAATGGTATTCAACAAGTAAAACTTAGAGAATACCAAAAAGACCTATTAAGGGACTTTCAACACAACCGATTTAATATTGTCCTAGCATCCAGACAGATGGGTAAAACTGTAACTGCCAGTATTTTTAATGCATGGTACCTTACATTTAACTATGACAAAACAACCTTACTACTTGCAAATAAATCTGAATCAACAAAAGAGATTATTGACAAGGCTAAAGTTGTAATTGAGAACCTTCCATTCTTTATGAAGCCGGGAATTATCAAATATGATGTAATGAACGTAAGGGCTGATAATGGTTGTAGACTTGTTGGTCAGTCAACTACAGCTAAGTCAGGTATTGGTTTTACTATTCACAATTTATATCTTGATGAGTTTGCTCACGTTCATCCAACGATTGTAAACTCATTCTATGAAAACGTTTACCCTACACTTTCTGCCTCAAAGATTTCTAGAATCAATATTACCAGTACACCAAATGGATTTAATAAGTTCTATGAAATTTATTCCGATGCTGAAAAAGGTAATAATGAGTACAAAGCAACCCGAATAGATTGGTGGCAACATCCTGATAGGGACGATGCTTGGTATAAAAGAGAACTTGGAAACTTAGGTTCTGAGGATGCTTTTAATAGACAATATGGTAATGAGTTTACCAGCTCATCTAGTTTATTGCTAAGTCCTGGTACGATGAAAAATATCAGAAAGAATGCTAAGAAATTTGTTTGGCATGATATTGAAGAGTTTGAAAATGCCCATATTGATACTCAAGGATTCCTTTCATTTAACCCTGGCTTTGATATTGAAGAGGCCGCAAACGAAGAAAAATATTACCTATTTACAGTTGATATTGCAGAAGGGAATGGAGGAGACTATTCGGTTATAAATATGTTTGAAGTTGAACCACTTCCGGATAAAGACATAGAAAATTATATTAATCCAGGAGCGATGTATGATTTTTTTAGAATTAATCAAGTTGGAATATTCCGAAGCAATGAGCATCCAATCGAAGACTTTGCAAAAATCTTATACATATTGGCCCTTGATGTATTTAATGCTGAAAATGTTAAATTGATTATTGAATATAATACTTATGGAAGTATCTTATTACAGTACCTTTCAACAGTTTTCCCAGGGAGAAATGAATTTGAAGATGAATTGGTCCTAAGATTTAAACATCGACATGATGCAAAAGCACCAAAACCTGGAATTAGATTAAAGTCTGATAATAAATCAGTTTTCTGTCAAAACTTTAAAAAGTTTATAGAAATTAATCGCGTTAAGATAAATGATATACAAACAGTCCAAGAGGCCAGTCTTTTTGGAATCGTTAAAAATGGAAGCTATGGAGCCCAGATGGGAAATGATGATTCAATCATGACATGCATTACAGCAACTGAATTTTTTACAACGGTAGATTATGCAGATTATGTTGAAGAGCTATTGGATATTATAGAACCTGAAAAGCACTCACTTATGGAAAAAATATTATATAAAAATAATGATTTTCAAGGAGATTTACAATTTGATATTTATTCATTACTAGACTAATAAAGGTCTCTGATACTACGTTATATTTGGTCGTTCTTTGTTTCATAAGTATACCTCCAGAGACCTTTTTAATTTCAATAAGGAAATAAAGATATATAGAATAACGACTAAATATAATTATTAACTTATGATAAAATATCACTATGTGTATAGAATAACTAACACAAAACTCAACAAACACTATTATGGTTCAAGAACATCTCAAATAGAACCTGCAAAAGATTTGGGACATAAGTACTTTTCAAGTTCTTTTGATAAAGAATTTATCAAAGACCAAAAGAACAATCCACAGGATTATAAATACGTGATAGTTTCTAAATTTAATTCACGAAAAGAGGCTCTAGAATTAGAAGTTAAACTACACACAAAATTTAACGTAGGAGTTAACAATAATTTTTATAATAAAGCTAGAGCAACTTCTTCAAAATTCACAATGGAAGGAACCAAAATATCGGAAGAAACTAGACTAAAGCATATTGGCGAAAATAATGGAATGTATGCTAAAAATCATACAATTGAATCTAGAATTAAAATGAGTCAATCTAGTAAAAATCCATCCGAAGCTACTCGAAAAAAAATGTCTGAAAATCATGCGGACGTTTCAGGAGATAAAAATCCAATGTATAATAAAAATCATACAATTGAATCTAGAATTAAAATGTCAAAGCCAAAGACCGAAGAACATCGTCGCAAAATGTCCGAAGCGGCAAAAAGAAGATACTCTAAATAAAAAGACATATACGATTTATTGGTATAAAATCCATTTTAATTTAGATATCTAATAAAAGAAAAAAATATAATTAAAATTATGGCACTAAGTCCGCAATTATTAAATTTTAAGAGCTCAGGAGTTTATAGACTTGAGTTTGATAAATCTCAAACAGCAAATATAAATGTTGAGACTCTTAGATTAATGGTAGGTCACTCTAAAAAAGGTCCTTACAACACACCAGTTTTGATTGATTCAGTTGAGACACTTACTAATGTGTTTGGAAACATTGATAAAAGTTTAGAAAAAAAAGGAATGTTTTTCCACAGATCGTGTATCGAAGCTCTTTCAAGAGGTCCTATATTGGCCTTAAATCTTGAACAATTCACAAACTTAGATATTACATCTTACCAAAGTCCAGTAACTTGTGGAGGCGCTGGAGCAGTTAACATTACATCAGACAGTGGTACTGATGAATATAGCAAGTTTTTTGATAATGATAAATTCATGGTTCCTTCAGATACTGCTACACTAGCAACTATTAACCCTGATAACGATCACATTTTAAACTTTGTAAATATTAAACAAGATTCAATTACAATTATTGTAAGACAAGCACAAGACGTTAAAGAATTTGACTTAACTGCAAGAGAATGGTATGGTGTTGGAAATGTCCCAGAATACTTAAATGATTTTGACAAAATGTCAGATTTTATGATTGACGTATTCGTATTCAAAGGAGAATTTGATGCTGCAACAATGGCAAATGACCCGATTTATTCTGCTTACTTTACAGCAGACGGTTTAGATAAAACAAAACTTGCACAATTTGCAAACTTAAGACAAGTTAGTTTAATTGCACAATACACCGGTTCTATCTTACCAGGATTTAAAGACCTTGAAGGTAGAAACTTATACATTGAATCAACTATTAATGCAGAGGCCAGAAGAACTGGTTTATTCTGTGCAGTTAATGAAGATGCAGTTATGGACGAACAAGGAACTCAAGTTGATTTTGTTGGACATGTACATAATAGTGCTAATAGTTACGAACTACTATCTCACTATGTTCCTGTAGGTGATAGAGAAACTACTGAAACTTTTGTTGATGGTACTATTGGAACTAATACTTCTTTAGGTTTTTCAAATTTCACTGTAACTTATGCAACAGGAGATGAACCTACAACATTCCCAATTACAGTTGGACAATATGTTGATGCCGCTACTACTGATAGACTTGCAAGAGTTAATAGAGTTGCAAAAGCAATCGATGGTGGAGATACTATTTTTACAGTTTATACTGATGTAGAACCTGCTTATAATGATAGAATTATTGAATCTTATGAAGCTGCTTCTCTAGTTTATAAAACTTTTGTATTGACAAAAGCATCTATAACTGGAAAAGAAATAAGCGACTATTTATCAGTTCTTTCTGGTGGTAATGGAATCTATGATGCCTTAGTTGACAAAGACATTATCGATTTTAGATATGTCGTAGATACTTTTACATCTTTTGATGAGAATGGATTAAATAACAAACGTAATCTTTCTCAATTAGCAAAAGACAGACAAAATGCTGCTGCAATCTTAAATGCACCAACAATTGAAGATTTCAAAAAATCTACAGACCCATCTTTCACCGATGAGAATTTAGCATTTGATACAGCTTATATCGCATCAGGTGGTAATCAAGATAAAAACCCAACCAAAATATATGCCCTACCAAGTATTAATGAAGGTGCAAATTATGCATTCTACTACGGACCTGGTTTAATCGTAAGTGACAATGGAAAAGACATTATTGTTCCTCCAGCTGCTTATGTTGCTAACAACTATATCGACAAATACACGAATGCTCTTCCATGGTCAATCGTTGCTGGTCCAAGAAGAGGAGTTGTTGCAGGTACTAATGTTAAAGGAGTTGAGTATTCATTTGATAAAGGTGATAGAGATATTCTAGAGCCATTCGGAATTAACCCAATTGTATTCCAAAGAGGAACAGGTTTAACTATCTTAGGTAATAAAACTGCTCAACAATCTATTAAATCTGCGCTTTCTTCTGCTCACGTAAGAGAGGTACTTATTTATATCCAAGACGGTATGGCAAATATTCTTAAAGATTACATATTTGAATTTAATACTGCACAAACAAGACTTGAAATCAAGACCCTTGCAGATGCGTTCTTACAAGGTGTTAAACAAGATAATGGTGTTTATGAGTTTAAAAATGTAATGGACTCAACAAACAATACAAATGAGGTTATTGATAATAATATTGGTATAATTGATACTTACGTAGAACCTGTTAAAGGTTTAGAAATTGTAGTTCACAGAACAACAGTTTTAAATACTGGAGAAATTCAATCAGGTAACCTATAATCGTGATATATAAAAAAATAAAAATTAATTAAACATGGGATTACCACACTATAATCAAGACCAAACGTCTAGAAAAGGTAGAAATTTTGAACCAATCCAGCCTAACCTGTTTGAAGTTACCGTACTTCCACCAGCTGGTGTTGCAGATGCTCCACTACTTTTACAGCACGTTAATTCAATCTCAGGATTAGAATTATATAAAGAAATTGCTGCAGTAGAACAAAAATACAAATGGGTTACTAGATCTTTTGCTGGTATGCCTGACGAAACTGCAGTTGATGTAACTATTAACTTCTCATTAAACTTAAATGAAGCAAATCAGGCTTATTTATACAAGTCAATGAGACAATGGTATAACTTAAGATATGACCCTCAAACAGGTACAATGGGACTTAAAAAAGATTACGTAGGTACTATTGTTATTGTACAGTTCAACAGAGCTGGAGATATTTATAGAACAGTAACTTTAGAAGATTGCCAAATTTCTTCAGCTTTAGGTTTTACTACTGAATTAAACTACGAAACTAAAGATGCAGCTGCGTTAGAAGTAACATGGAGATGTGATGCTTGGAAAGAAATACTAGCATAATTATTTAACAAAGTATAGGGAATGATTGATTTGTTCCCTATATTTTTTGAAACAAAAACATAATATAATGATAATATAATATATTGATGGATAAACTAACCAAGAAGTTACAGGTCCTATTATCAGAAGATGAAGTAGCTTTAATTAATCGAATAATACTCACTGAAGCTATCGAAAACGGACAGCGACCAATTTCAATTTCAGCATTTATTAGAGATGTTATAAGGACCGAAATAGACAAAAGATCAGAAACAATCACAAAATTTAATAAAATCGACATTAAAAAACTTAAAAACAAATAATTTATGAGTACAGAAACCGATTCAAATCTAGAAGAACAATATAAAAATATGGTTCAATCTGTCGAAAACCAAGAAGTTCCACAAAATGCAGTTCCGGAACCAGTACAAGAAGCACCTTTAAATTTAGGAAAGGTTAACATGGAAAGATTTACTGGTGAAAAGGCCGAAGATGCAGATTTCCACCTAGGTTATCATACAATTCCATTACTTTCACTACCTTCAGGAGGTATGTTTTACCCAGAAGGAACTCAACTTTCAATTAGATCTGCAAAAGTTGCAGAAGTTAGACATTTTTCAACTATCGATGAGACAAATGTTTTAGATATTGATGAGAAATTAAATACAATTGTAGATTCTTGTACAAGAATTACATGTACATCAAAAAGATTATCTTATAAAGACCTTTTAGAAGAGGACCGTTTTTATGTTATTCTTTCTATTAGAGACCTAACTTTTCCAGAGCCAGAATCAAGTTTAAAAATTGAGCACACTAGCAAAAAAGGAGAGAAACACGACATTGAAATTAAAAAAGACTATTTTCAATACTTTAAAATTCCAACAGAACTTGACAAGTATTATGATTCTGAGTCAAAATCTTTCTTAGTTGAAACTCGATCATTTGGTACTATTGAAATGAAACCGCCTGCTATCGGAGTTATGCAAAAAATTACTGCATATATTAAAGAGAAACAGCAAAAAGGACTTAAAGTTGACCAGTCAGTACTTCAAATTATTCCATACTTGCACAAGGATTGGAGAACTTTTAGTGATAAAACAATTTTTGAATTTGAAATTGAATTAAACGGATGGACTAATAAAAAATACAATTTGGTTTATACATTGGCTGAAAAAATGAAAGTTGGAATTCAACCAAATATGCTAGTACAATTAGGGGACGAGGAGGAAGAGGTTCCCATCAGTTTTCGCGACGGAATCAAATCTCTTTTCATTGTTCAAGATATCGCTGGAGAACTTCTTTAAAACGAAGTTTCAAATATATCTTAAACTACATATGCAACCATCGGAGCTTGAGAGATTGGAATACTATGAATTCCATTATCTTGTTAAAGACTTGATAGAGCATATCAAAGAGGAGAATAAACAGAACCAAGGTCAAAATGATGCAACATCTGGCATGATGGGTAACATGAAAATGCCAAACATGAAAATGCCAAACATCAGTATGCCGAAAATGTAAAATAAAGGGTCCCTAATCGGGCCCTTTTTTATTTGGATATATAACAAAGATAAAGATTTATCTTAAAAAAATCGACAATAGGTGACTCAAAACGTTAAACAACTTTCGCTACTAACAAGCCCTTTAAATAAAATTCAAGACGCTACCGAAGCAACTGCAGTTATTCTTAATAGAATTGCTGAAGTTATTCTTAATGGAGCAAGTAGTAAATCAGGAGAAACCACTTCAGATGAGCTTAAAAAACAAACAACAATACTTACCGATATTCGAAGCATCTTAAGGGAGCAGAATAAAGTATTAGCAAGAGGAACTGGAGCTAAAGGCGGAGCCAGTGGTGGAATGTTTTCCCCGATGTCAGCCAAAGATACTGGATTAACTGCATTGATGATAGTTGGAGTTGCTGGAGCAATTGTTGGAGCAGCTGCATTATTTACATTAGTTCCGGTTATTTCAATAGGACAGTTGCTTACTATACTTGCAGTTGCAGGAATTTTTGCACTTATTGCACCTACGTTTGTTAGAATAGCAGAAATACTCAGTGGACAAACCGATCTTGCTGGAAATGGAAAAGTAGGAGATTTAAGTAAGCCAAAATCTATGTTTGCACTTGCCGGTGCAACAACGCTTGCAATGGTAGGAATTGCAATATCTATAGTATTAAGTGGAGCAATTTTTACACTAATGCCAGTTATTACAGGTGGTCAGTTTTTAACAGCATTGGCAGTTGCACTTATATTGATTCCAGCTGCGTTTGCATATTCATTAATTCTTAAAGCAACCAAAGGCCTTAAAAAAGAACAATTATTATTTGCAGCAGTTGCAATTCCATTAATAGCACTTGGTATTGTTGCAGCGGCTTATATATTCATGGCTCTTCCAGAAGGAGACAATTTAATGGCGCCAGACCCTTTATGGACTCTTAAATCTGCTTTTGCAATTGGACTATTTGCAGTTGGTTTTTATTATATTATGAAAGCAATTAAAGGTTCTAAACCGGAAGAAATTGCATTTGGAGCTTTTGCAATTCCATTAATTGCAATTAGTATTCTTCTAGTATCTTATATTTTTATGGCTCTTCCACAAGGAGACAATGTGATGGCACCAGACCCTCTATGGGTTCTTAAAGCTGGTTTTGCCATGCTTATTTTTGCAATTCCTTTTTATATAGTTTCAAAAGCCATTAAAGGAATGGGAATTAAAGAGATGTTATTTATGGCATTTGCAATTCCAATAATTGCATTTGGAATTCTTGCAACCGCATGGATTTTCCAAGGACTTGCTGGAATTGCATTCCAAGCACCTGACCCTATTTGGAGTCTTAAAGCAGCGCTTACTGTTATATTATTTGGCGCTGTGATGTATCTTTCAAGTAAAACTATTGGAAAATTAAGCATGCCTGACATGCTTAAATCCCTATTAGGAGTCGTTGTAACATCATTTGCAATACTTGCAACTGCATGGCTATTTCAACTTTTACCAAGCACATTCACTGCCCCACCCATGGATTGGACATTAGCAGCTGCTCTTTCAATTGGAGCTTTTGCAGTTGTTATCAAAGAAGTTGGTATAGCTATACAAGCATTGACTCCTGCAACACTTCTTTTAGGAGCATTGGGTATTATAGTAATTGCAATAACTATTGTGGCAGTCGGTTGGATTCTTTCCCTATTAGAACCGGCGATGCCAGCACTTAAAGGAGTTGCAAGTGGATTTGTAGATATTGTAATGATGCCAGTACATGCTATTATTAGTGCATTTGCCCGATTTAAAGATGAAATTGGAATTGAAAATATGATTCCTCTTGCTATTGGTGTTGCCGCTTTAGGTGGTGCATGGTTAATATTTTCTGCAGCAGTAGCAGGTGGGGATGTTGCAGGATTACTTGGTTCCGCCGCTGGAGCAATTGGAGCAATTTTTAATGGAATTGGTTCTCTTTTTGGAGGAGACCAACCATCACCTTTAGATATATTAAAAGAACTTGCAGTGCTTGGACCTCAAATACAAACACTTGCAAAACCACTGGTTGCAGTTGGAACTGGATTTGCTCTTATTAATAAATCAGCAAACGGAGTTTCTAAAGCATTTACAAGTGTTACCAAATTTGTTGGAGATACCGATACCGATGATTTAACAGCAAATGCAAAATCATTAAGTAGCATCGCAAATTCTTATGTTAAAATTTCAAATGCAAGTAGAACATTAAATGTAAAAGCAATTGAATCTACTACAAACATGTTTAAAGCCCTTACAGATCTTGCCAAAAATAATGGACAATCTGCAATGGGAATCTTGGCCGATAAATTACTAGTTGCTGTTAAAGAACTTACCGGAGCCGCTAAAAATCTTGAAGACAGCGTTTCAAAACAAGGTGATAATACTAGTGCTGCCGCAGATGTGTTGTCCGGAACGTTTAACAATATTAAAGAAACTGTTACTGGAGTTAAGAAAGATGTTAGTAAAATGACAGCAGATGCAAAAGGAGTCTTAGACATTCAACCACTTATTGATGCAATAACATCATTAGAAGAACGTTTCGACACATTTATTACTGTTAAAATTAAACCGGAAGAATAAACAAATTCAGCGTTTTTTATATAATATAAAAATATAAAATCTATGAAATATCTCTATTTTAGTGCACCTTGGTGCGGACCTTGTAAACAATTAGCGCCAAAAATGGAATTGGTTGCAGAACAAATTGCTGTTGAAAAAATCTTAGTAGATTCAGATGCAGAAACAACACAAAAGTATGGAATCCGAAATATTCCAACAGTAGTATTAATTGATGAGAATGGAGTTGAACTTGAAAGATTCGTAGGAGTTAATCCAGTTGAGTTCTATCTTGAAAAATGGGAGAATCATGTTAACTAAAGCATCTATTGTTCAAAGATTATTGGACGAGAAACTAATAACTACCGAAGAGGCAGTGGTCCTGTTAAAAGGAGAAGATTTTAATGGAATAAAATACGTTCCAGTTCCTTCAACATTACCATGGGTTGGTCCAGGACCTACTCAACCATATCAACCGTATACAACTCCAAGTACGCCATATAATCCAATGTACCCACATTGTGATTGGACTTATAGACCGGAAAACCAACCAATGTATGGAGGTACCTCATCTCATACTGGAACTGCAAACCCTAATTCATTTGCGCATACAACAAACGAAAACTTTTGTGCTAAATAAAAAAGCCAAGGTTATTTACCTTGGCCTTTATATGCTTTTTTGTATTTTTGGGCTCCTTTATTCTTAGTGCTTTTAGTTTTTGCATGAACCCCTTTTCTTTTCTTTTTTGGAGTTGCGTTAAATGCTCCTCCTGTAGTGCCTTTTGCCATGATATATGGATATTTTTAGATTAGATTATTTATCTAAACTTTTCCAAAAAAACATTGAAAAATGTTTTACCGCGTCCCATTTTTTGTTTATATTTACACTATAATTAAAATATATAGAATATGAAGAAAATTAAACTATATGAACAATTTATAGAAGAGAGAAGCGGAGAGCTTTTTAATCCTAAGAAAAACAAACCAGTCATATTAAAACCGACTAAAGATACAGAATTAGAAAAGGAATTCTTTAATCTTATTAGTACAGCGTACTCTGAGATTGGAGGACATATCAAGGTCCAATCACCTAGTGATGTATTTAAAGACCCTGATTGGAACTATTGGGAAGGAATAGATATTCACGGTAGTAATGATTTTGATGTTATCATGTTTGGTGAAAAAACCCGATTTGGACTTAAATTCTCAGGAGTTGGTCATGATGGAACCAAAGATGCTAAGAGAGACTATATGGATAGAAGAGGAAAGGAATTAAAACAACTTGGATATTACATAGAAGTTTCTGGTAAAATTGCAGAAATCTTAATCAATAAGTATCAAGTACCTATTGTAACTGACCAAGAAACGGTAGAAAAGGTACTGGGTAAAAAAGTTGATTGGATTGGAAATCTAGATGGTGGAACTGGAGGAGGTTGGTATAGCCGAACTATTGGTGGAGGAGCTCATGAAAAGATAATGTTAGGTAAACCAAAGGTATAATATGAAAGCACTATTTTTACACGGTCTTGAAAGTAAACCCAAAAACCAAAAGTCAGAGTTTTTAGCAAAGTTTGATGCCCAATGTCCCGCGATGGACTATAAAAATCCTGGTCTATTTAATGAAATCTTGACAAAGATTCAGAATGACAGACCAGAAGTTTTAATTGGAAGTTCTATGGGAGGATGGTTTGCATATTGTCTTTCAACAATCACTGGAATACCAACAATTCTTTTTAATCCAGCAGTTCATAGTCGTTCAATAGAACCCGTTGTTCAAATTGGAAGTATGCAAGCAAATCATACTGTCATTCTCGGTAGAAAAGACGACTTAATTAACCCTGAAGAGACACTTGAATGGATTAAAAAAAATCCAGGACATTTCAAAGTCAACTTTGAAAACAATGGACATCAAACTCCAATAAACATATTTAAAAAATATGTCTTAAATTCTGGTTATCTTAACGAAATGCAAAGAATTAAAATGTTTGAGGAATTTAATAATTTAGATTTAACATAATTTTAACACTCCAAATTTTACCATCTGGGGTTTTTTGTTTATATTTACATATCTAATTAAAACACCATGGAAAAGAAAAAACTTACAAAAATAAACTTCACATTAGAGGAATGGTTTGATGCCTTAAAGGTACCGACTCCTCATCGTAATAAAAAGAAGTATTTCAAGAAAACAAAGCACAAAGGTAAATCCGAGGATTGTTAATAACTTTAACAAAACTTTAACACTCCAGATTTTCCAGATTCAAAACTATTGATTATATTTACATATCTAATTAAACAAAGGAATTATGATTATAGCGACCGAATTAGCAGAAAAATTAATAGCCACCGGAAAACTTATTTTTGGAGACTATTTTATTAACCTAGAAGGTGAATATTATATTACTCGTAAAAATCTTAATAAAATTAAATAGTTATGAAACAAAATGTAAAAGACAATCTCCAGTTTGCAATATTCTGTATTATTGTTGCTATAGCCACGGCTTTAGTTGTTCATTTTTCACCTACATCGTAGTATGAAAAATTCTATTTTATTTGCAAGATGCAAAAACAGTATCTTGATAGCCATACTATGCATTAAACTGAGTTGGAATCCCAAACCACACGGTGCAGCCAGAGCCCTTGATAAAAAATATAAGGCTAGTACTTCAGCAATATGTTAATAACTTTAACAAAATTTTAACACTCTAGATTTTCACGATTCAAGCATATTGATTATATTTACATATCTAATTAAAACAAAGAAATCATGACAACAATTACAAACATTCTTAATGCAGCTAAAAGTCTTAACGCTCAAAACTTTGCAAGTTTTCTAGACAACAACAAAATTTCATTCACAATTTTAGATTGTAACATTATGGACTACAATGATGATTATTTTAACATAATTATCGACAAGTTTGACGAAAACATTTTATTTTTTGACGGTAAATTTCAATCATAATATAATTAAAACAAAGAAATCATGACAGCACAAGTACAAATGGAAAGATTAAATGTTAATGATAATAGATTTAACTATTGGGTAGAAGCAGAAGAGTTTAACAAAATTAAGCAAGGATATCTACCTAGAAAAATCGAGGCTGGCGGCGCTGGAGCAATATTACAAGGTAAAGAACAGTACTATAATGATGTAACTAGATTTTCTTTTACTCCTACATATGAATTAAAAGAAGAATATAGAGACACTATTTTTGAAGGGTTAACTCATGAATTTATATTAGAAAGTATTTTTAATGAGGATGGTATGAATAAGGGGTTTGGTAATTTAATTAACAACTTAAAACAAAACTAATGAAAGTAATTTACATGAAACACACGTTAAACCTGATGGCTGCTGGAGGTTTAGAAATCTTAGCAGCGGTTAAAGAAATTGTAGCATCTGGAACAATAAAACAAACAGAAGTTGGAACTTATTTAGTAATTGAAACAAAACCCGAAGAACAAATATAATTATTATGGAAAAATTAACTACAGGAATCGGATTAATCTTTGCTGGGATAGCATTGTTAGTCGTGGCTGCAATCTTATTTGCATGGCCAGTACAATTATTATGGAATGGATGTTTAATTAGTGCAGTTGATGGAGTTCACCCAATTACATTTTGGCAAGCTCTTGGATTGAACTTCTTATTTTCAATCCTATTCAAAGGAACTTCAACTTCAAGTAAAAAATAAATGTTACACGACATTACTTTATATTTATTTTTTGGTACATCTTATTCGTTTGGGATGTACCAGCTTAATAAAATGTTGAATAATGCTAATCTATCAGTACGTTTAAAACCATACGGTACTATTGAACTTATATTACTGGCCATATTTTGGCCTTATTTTGTTTTGATATTTATTATTTCATTTTTTAAATCTTAATATGCCAGAATTAGCAGAACTAAAACTTACGGCAGCCTATATTAATACAGTATCCGAGGGACTCACCTTTAACGGGATTGAAAAGAATCCGGTACACAAAGGGCTTGATGTTACTTCACCCTACCCAGAATTTAAAATCAAGGCAAAGAGTCGAGGAAAAGAATTGTTAGTCTATTTAACTGATTCAGCAAGTTTCATTTCTATTCGAATGAATATGGGAATGGCTGGACATTTTCAAATAAGTCCAACGGGTAAAGAATCAAAGCATGCACACCTTAAGTTCTATTCAACTTGTGGAAAGACCCTAAGTTTTGTAGATGTTCGAAGATTTGGAAAGTGGAAAGTAGAAAGCGACTGGTCAGCGGACAGAGGACCAGACCCCACACAGGAATTTCAAGGATTTGTTAAAAACATAATGGATAATATTGACAAAAAAGAATTTGATAAACCAGTTCACTTGGTAATGATGAACCAGAAGTATTTTAATGGAATTGGAAACTACCTCCGAGCTGAGATTTTATATAGAGTTCCAATGGCAAATCCATTCCTTCCGGCTAGAGAGATTATTCAACAATACCCTGAAGTCCTAACCTTTTGTCGAGAATTACCAATACTTGCATATGTTATGGGAGGTGGAAGCATTAAAGACTGGAAAAACCCCTTTGGTTTGGATGCCGCACCAGAACATTTCTTTGAATGTTACTCAAATCCAACTATGGCAAATATGGTTGATGCAAACGGTCGAAGATTTTGGTACGATCAGAAATGGAACAAATAAAATATAATTAAAATGACTGGAAAAATTGCAATTGTCGGAGCTGCGGCTACCGGTAAAGATTACTTAAGAAAACGAATGATGGATAGGGGATTTGAATATGGAGTTTCATGTACAACCCGTCTACCTAGAGAGGGAGAGGTTCATGGAAAGGACTATTATTATATAACAGTTGAGGAATTCGACACTAAAATAGAAAGTGGAGAATTTGCAGAATGGCAAGAATTTAATGGTTGGAAATATGGTTTGACCAAAGATGAATTTGAGAGATGTGACGTAATGATTCTAAACGCAGAGGCTGTCACCTTACTTGAACAGGATTATAGAGACCGTGTCTTTGTTATATACTTAGACATCCCAGAATCAATTCGCAGAGAGCGTCTAGGTGTTCGTGATGATAAAAATGATTCAACTGACAGAAGAATCAATGCAGATAATGAACAATTTAGAAACTTTTTTGATTTTGATTGTAAAATAACTAACGAAAACTTTTGATAATATATAATACCTAAAACAATTTAAAATGGCGAAAGCAAAACAAAAATCTACAGCAGAATTAAAAGACCTACGCGCTCAATTAGAAATTGAAGTTAACGAGGCACAAAAAGACCTAGCAGAAAAGAAATATTCTGTAAATCTTGAAAGTATTCAAAATATTAACTCTATCTTAAAGCAAATCGACAAAAATTATGAGTGGAGCATCAAAAATGCTGCTTTTGTAATTAACCTTTATGATGCCCTAGCAGACCAAAAGAAACAATTCCAAATTGCAGACAAGGGAGAATCTACAGTTCAACTTAATGGAGTTCAATTAAATCAATTGTACACTATCATCACAAACATTACCGGTACTGGTATTGATGGTGCTAAAATCTTTACTAGATTACTAACAAATGTAGGAGCTCAAATTTCAGCAGCCCTAACTGAAATGGCTGAAGCTAATAAAGTAATCCAAGAAAAACATGTTGCTCTAGCAGAACTTGATGGTGCTATTGATGAAGCAGAAAAACCTGAGGTTGCAGTAGAAGAAATCACACAATAATTATGAAATTAGCAAGTAAATCTAAAAAACGTTTAGATTTGCTAGAAGCTATCCAAGACGGCATTACAACTCGTGATGTTTTTGAAACAATTGGCTATAAGAATCAAAGTGAGGATAAAATAATTCAATTTATTTATCCTCACCTTCTTACTCAGTTGACAGAGTATGTCATGGAAAAGAAGGGCTTTAGCAGATCTCTTGCCAAAGAAAAGGCAAGAACAATGATTAAATGGGAGGGTAATGTAAATACTACCGTGAAACAAATTCAATTCATGGGTACTCAAAACCGTCCAGATATGACAATTCAAAGCGAAGGGGTTACTATTGCCATCGAATTTAAGAAAGGGGACAGAGGTTCATCCCTACGAGAAGGATTTGGACAATCAATAGTATATTCAACAGCATACGATTTTGTGATGTACATGTTTATTGATGTAAGCGAGGACGGTAGAATCGTCAATGGATCCACTGCAGTAAATGAACAAAAATTCTTACAGAACTTGTGGGATAACTTTAACGTAAAATTTGCAATAGTTTAATGAAAACATTCGTAACATCAAATCAGCAATTTGGCCGACCAGGTGCCATAAAATCATATAAAAGACCCTTTGAGGACGTCCAAGAAATGAATCAAGAACTTTTTGAATCATGGAATTCAGTGGTCTCTCCGGAAGATACTGTATATGTACTTGGTAACTTTGCATGGGACCCAGAAACTGCAGAATATTTCTTAAGAAACCTGAATGGGACTATTATTAATATAGAAGGAGAATTTGATAGTGCCATTGAAGAACTTGAAGAGACCGCAACTGCCCTAGATATTGACTTTTTTAATGGACTATTAGAGGTCTTTTCAGAAGAGAATGCAGTTCTTTCATATTGGCCGCTTCTAGAATGGCCACGCAAATCAAAAGGTGCCTATTCAATCATAGGATTTCCGAATAAAAAATACGGTAGCAACCACAAAACCAAAACAGTTAATTGCTGTTGTGACTTTTGGGAATACAAACCCGTAGAATTATCACGTATAATTGAGCTCTTCAATGAAGTAGAATAATGTTAATAACTTTAACAAAATTTTAACACTTTAGTGTTTCCCCATTCAAATAATTGTATTATATTTACATATCTAATAAAAACAAAAACTTATATGGCATCTAAATCTTACAGAGAATTAACAGAGAATTTTTTAGCAACCCGTTCTGAAGCGGACTTTACTGCACTTTTTTACAAATTAAAACCAGGACTTACGACCTACATTAACAAAATAGTAAAAGATCGCGAAATGGCTGAAGATATTGCCGTAAACACTTTAACAAAATTGTGGACTAAAATTGATCAATATGACCCACAATACCAGATCACTACATGGTTGTACCGTATAGCATTTAATGATGCATTGGGACATATCAATAATAGAAATAAACAATCCTCCTTGGATGCCCTATCTGATTACGGTGTTGAAGTAAGCGAGAATGGAGAATTTGTTAGTGGTACCCGCGGATTAAATGGTGCTATTGAAGATTATGTAATGAAAACCGAACAGGATTTCCTTGAGGAAGATGATGAACTTATGTCAAAATATGGTCGTGCACTTACTGAAATAGAAAATCTTAAAGAAATGTACAAGGAAATAGTAATTGATCGTTTGATTAATGAAATGAAGTACGAAGAAATCGCAGAAAAACATGACCTACCCTTACAAACTATTAAAAACCGTATTCGTAGAGGTAAAGCAATCATCGAAGAAAATATGATGTCGTAATGGTTGTTGTTGTCTATAGAAAATCTAACAGTTCAAAAACAAAATACATGACAGTTTTTGAAAATGAACCCAATCCGGATAAAATCATAAACCTGAACGCCAGGAAACCAATGATTCCAAATAATTATATTATTGAAGACATTGGAGTTGGCGACAGTTTTATAGAGAGCTATAAAAAACAACATAAAATTAAAAAACATGAAGTTTGTTAAATTGTTAATAACTTTTTGAAAATAATTAACCTGACATTTTACCGTGTCAGGTTTTTTGATTATATTTACATATCTAATTTTAACAAAGAAACATTATGAAAAATTTTAAAGTACTTTCAAACAAAGAAACAGCAAGCAGCGGAACATCTCTACAAGGTTACATTAATGCGACTTATAGTCAATTACTAGAGGCACTAGGAGAACCTACTTACAATGAACCATCAGGAGATGACAAAGTTCAAGTCGAATGGGTTGTAGAATTCAATGATAATTTTTTTACAATATATGATTGGAAAACTGGTTCAAGAGAATACACTGAAAACGAATTGACAATGTTTAATGTAGGAGGAACCATACCTGCATATGATTTTATTAATGCACTGCAATCTCAAATTAACAAATAAGATGACAGACAAGGACACAAATATGGTAATTTTGATAATTGCATTTATGGCCTTCCTATTTGGATTCTTGGTTGCAGAGGCAATATACAATAAAAGGCCAATGACTGAAGAGGAATATTATGAACTACAAAAATCACAATGGTATGAGTAAAGAACTATTTTTATTAAGAGGACTACCAGGAGCTGGAAAATCTACGTTGGCAAAAATCCTTGTTGGTGATAGAGATTATTGCCACAAAGAGGCCGATATGTTTCATGTTAATGCAAATGGTGAATATAAATGGAAGCCTGAAAATGTAAAAGAAGCCCATGCATGGTGCCAATCAGAAGTCGAATTCCTTATGAAATACGAGCATACTGTAGTAGTATCAAACACATTCACCCAGGAATGGGAAATGCAAGCCTACTATGATTTGGCCAAAAAATACGGATACAAAGTCAATTCTATAATCGTAGAAAACCGACATGGAGGGGTAAATGAGCACAATGTTCCGGAAGAAACATTAGAAAAAATGAAACAACGTTTTGAAACTAAATTATAAAGAAAATGGAAAACAATAACTCAGTTTGCTACATAGCAAAGATTAACGAAGTAAGAGCAATCGAAGGAGCAGATAACATCGAATTAGTTATCGCAGGTGGATGGAATGCCATCACAAAGAAAGGTGAATTTAGAGAAGGTTCCCTAACAGTAATTGCAACAACAGATGCGGTAATACCTGAAGCCCTTTCTGAAAAAATGGGAGTTGCAAACTACCTAAGAAAAGGTACAAGAGTCCGAACTGTAAAATTACGTGGAGTCTATTCAGAATGTTTAATCATTCCAGTTACATACATTAGAGCAAAATCTATCGTAGAAGGAAAAGATTTAATGGAAGAGTTAGGTATCACTAAATACGAGCCACCAGTTAAACAAATCCAATTAGCGTCTGGTAGAAAAATCAAATGGAGAGATAACCAAAACTTCCATATCTACTACAAATTTCCAAACTTGAAAAATGTGGCTGGATTATTTACTGAAGAGGATGAGGTTCAAATCACCAGAAAAATCCACGGTACTAATGCACGTTATGGTATTGTAAGGAAATCTAAATTGACCTTTTGGGACAGAGTAAGAAAATTCTTAAGAATTGCTGACGAATGGGTTAACTATGAGTACATCTACGGTTCTCATAATTGTGAGAAGGGTTCAGATACTCAAGGATTCTATTCAACTGACGTTTGGAGAACTATCGCGGAGGAATATGGTATTAAAAAAAGACTTTGGAACCAGGCCAAAAAATACAGCCCTGAAGATTTGGGTTCTGGATTGGTTCTTTACGGAGAGATTTACGGAGCTGGAATTCAAAAGAACTACGAATATGGTTTAACCGACATTAAGTTTGTTGGATTCGATATTACTGTAGATGGAAAATATCTAACACCAGAAACTACTCACTTAGTTACTTCTTGTGACTTAGAACTTACTCACGTTGAAGTACTTTACAATGGACCATGGTCTCAAGAGGTACAAGACCGTTATGTATTTAATAACTTCATTGAGGGTACTAAAGTTCCGCATGAAGGAATTGTAATCAAGCACGTCTCTGGTGAAAGAAATAAAGTTGCGAAAGTAATTAACCCAGACTACTTGATTTATGGTGAAAAGAATAACGTAGGAGATTCTCATTAATATGGCATTAGACTACAAAAGAGTACTCTTAGGAATGCTAGGAGAAAAGATAGTTGCAAAACACTTTAGGGATTCCGGACATCAGGTCGAGGAATCCCTAAATGTTTTTGATTCGGATAAAGATATGATAATTGATGGGAATAATGTTGAAGTAAAAACAAATGCACCCTTAATTTATTACGATTCGTTTTCATTTGCAAAGGGTCAATACAATAAGATTATGAATTCTCATCGAGTTTATTGGGTTTCTGTTCCATTACAAACTCAAGAGGACCAGTTCGCTGGATGTGTTTTTGAAATGGACCCTAAGGTTGCAAAACTACATACGATTAAATTTAATTCAGGAACAACTGCAATAGGACTTCGGAGACAACAGGAGGGAATGAAGGTTATCCATAAGATTGAAGACCCTGCCCTACTAAAACAACTTAAAGAATTATCGTCTTCGTATTTATAGATATATAATACATAAAAATATATATAGGTATGAAACATATTAAACTATTTGAAGAATTTACCGCAAATCAAATTAAATGTGATAAATGCGGTTGGAAATGGAGACTTGAAGACGGAGGTAACGACGTTTTTTTATGCAAATGCGGACATGATAACACTCCAGAATTTGTACAAGAGGCAGAGAAAAAAGAGATGGACAAAGGTCCACTAGATAACGCCGGAATTAATAAGGCGCTTGATAAAAAAGCAAAAGCATCTGGAGTTCCAATAGGAATTATTAGAGCAGTGATGCGAAGAGGAATGGGAGCTTGGAACAGCAGTCACAGGGCTGGAGTTCCACAAGAGGCTTGGGGATATGCCCGGGTTGGAGCTTTTTTAGAAAAAGGTGAAGGAACATGGCAAAAAGCAGATGCTGATTTGGCAAAAGAAGTTCGAGATGGAGGACATGACAAAAAACTACCATGGAAACCTAAAGAAGACTAAAGCAATATAGAGACTTACTTAATGTTTCATAAGATTTGTCGTTACTTCTTTAAAATAAAGGTAAGTCTCTTATTTTTATTTAGATATATAATATAACGACAAATCTAAATAAATTTTAATCTTATGAAACACAAGCACCACATCATACCAAAGCATATGGGAGGTACTAATGACCCTGAAAATATTATTGAATTAACTATTGAAGAGCACGCCAAAGCGCATCAATTACTATGGGAAGAACATGGTAAGAGAGAAGATTGGCTAGCATATCACGGATTATCTAAGTTAATTGGTAAAGAAGAACTTTTAAAAGAAGTACTTTCAATGGCCGGAAAAAAAGGAGGAAGCAATGGTAAAGGAGTTACTGGCAATAGAAAAAACGGAGCAATCGCAAATTGGGAAAAAAATAAAGATTTAATTCTTAAAACACTTTATGAAAATGGTAAAATGTATGGACATTTAGGTGGAGCGCCTAAAGACAAATGGATATGGATAAATAATAATAAAGAAGCTAAAAAAGTGTTAAAATCTGATGCAATACCATTTGGCTGGAAAAGAGGAAGACTACCATTATCCAATGAAACCAAAGAAAAATTAAAAGAAAGTTGTAAAGGTATTAATACAGGTACTAAAAGAACTAATAAAGATTAACATGAAACATATAAAACTTTTTGAGGAATTCTTGAACGAAGCTGAAGAGACCTATAATGACTATCCAGCAGCCGCAAAGGAGAATGCAAAGAAGGCACTGGATTGGAGAGACCAATACGGTCGAGATATTGTAACTGCAGGTACTCCAGTTGGATGGCAGCGGGCTAATCAATTGGCAAAAGGTGAAAAACTTTCTGCTGATGTTGTTTCCCGAATGGCACAATTTAATCGACACCGAAAAAACTCAAAGATATCTCCAGAACACAAATCAGAACCATGGAAAGACAATGGATATTTAAGTTTTTTGTTATGGGGCGGTAAAGAAGGCGTTGATTGGGCTATAGAAAAAATGAAGGAAATACGAAAAAAAGAAGGTGATAGATAGATTTTGAATATATTACTTGGATTCTTTAGATATATACTATATGGCAAAATGTAAAATATGTAAAGAAGAAGACCAAAGTAAATCAAAGTCTTTTAGATGTGAAAAATGTACTGAAGCATCTTTAAAATGTGAAGGTTGTGGAAACAAGAAATCGAAATCAACTTATCGTTTTTGTAGAAATTGTATAGGATCTGATTTAACATATAGGAATAATTTAAGTGCATCTTTGAAAGGAAAGACTTCTTGGGCTAAAGGATTAACTAAAGAAACAAATAATTCTATTAAAAGAAGTTCTGAATCTAAAAAAGGTGTATTATTATCAGATTCTCATAAAGCAAAAATATCTAGTAGTATGACTGGAAAACATGCAGGTGCTAAAAATCCTTTTTATGGAAAAACACACACTGATGAATTAAAAGTCAAATGGTCTGCTGAAAGATCCGGAAAATCAATTCATACCGACGAGACAAAAGAAAGAATGAGAAATAAAATGCTAGAAAGATATGAAAATGGTGAAATTCAAAAATCACCAAAATCTAACTGGTATGAATTTCAAGGACTTAAGTGTCAAGGAAGAACTGAATTAAAATGGGTAGAAAGAAACTTTGATAGAATAATTAATAGTCGAATTTACATAAGTACACCACATGGAACCTATATTGGAGATTTTGAAACTAATGATTCATTAATAGAAGTTAAATCATTTTACACATTTAGCGTAATTAGTCAAAATCAACTTGATAAAATAATGTGGATAGACAAAAATATTAAAAAGATTATTTTTGCAGTTAAAAAAGATAATAAATTCTATGAATTTAGTTATAACAACGAAGGAGTTGATTGGGCTATGAAAAAAATGGACGAAATAAAAAAAGAAAATAATGAAAAAATTTAAACTATTTGAAGAATTTAAAAATTCTACAGCTTGTCCAGTTCCAACTAGAGACCTTGAAGTTAATACTAAAAACAGAGACCGTGCAATTAAGGCAGATCACATTGAATATGGTCCCTTAAATGTTGATGAACCTGCTGGATTTTGGGAACATATTGCAGACCACTGGAATACCAGTGTAGAAGCTGCAAAGAAATCATTATGTGCAAACTGTGCTGCATTTGATGTTTCACCAAGAATGAAAGAATGTATGCCCGGAGAATTAAGCGACCCGGACGGTGAATTAGGATATTGTTGGATGCACCAGTTTAAATGTCATTCTGCAAGAACATGTTATACATGGGCAAAAGGTGGACCAATATCAACTGACAAAATCTCATATGATTGGCAAGATAAAAATCAAGATGCCGCGATGAATAAAAATCCTATAAAATAATATGAAAAGAATTAAATTATTTGAAGAGTTCTTGAATGAAAAGGAGAATGTAACGCATGATTTTAATTGTGCAATGTTATACTTTGACTTTCCAGCAATGGCAACCTTACATCAATCAATAAGACCTGAAGATATTTTCACAGTAGAAGCTGATGAAAGTTACGGTCTTGAAGACGAACCACACTGTACCCTCCTATACGGACTTCATCCAGAAGTAACCGTTGATCAGGTTGCAGATAAACTAAAAGGGATCCAATTTGGAGAATGTAAAGCCTACAACCTTTCTCTTTTTGAAAATGATAAATATGATGTCTTGAAATTTGACATGGAAGGTGATAATCTTCATAATGCAAATAAGGCACTTAGCGAACTTCCATATACTACGGACTATCCGGATTATATGCCCCACATGACTGTTGCGTATTTAAAACCTGGCAAAGGTTCTGAGTATTTGAAAATATTAAATTCGCAAGAGCATTCACTAAAACCACTGCATATTACTTACAGTATGACAGATGGCTCTAAACAAAAAATAGATTTATAATTATGAAACAAGAATCGTTAGACAAAACATTAGGACTTGTTAGACACATTTTAACATTCGTAGGTGGTTACTTAGTAACTTCAGGAGTACTAACAGAAGTAACGCTTAGCACTGGAATTGGTGCAATTGTAACACTTATTGGAGTGGTATGGTCAGTTATTGATAAAAATAAAGCAGCATAATTTGAAACAAATAGGTTTCGGATTGTATAACTTTAAAATTAAATAACATTAAACAAACCAAAATGAAAAAAGTATTATTCGCAATAGCATTTACTATTGTAACATTAGTAGCTACATCTTGTAAGCGAGCAGAAACTACAACAACCGATGCAACTGACACTATAGCAGTTCAAGTTGATTCAGTTCAAGTAGACACGGTAGCAGTCGACACTATTGCAGTAGACACAGTAAAGTAATTAAACTTTAACAAAATTTTAACACTCCAGACTTTCGGGTCTGGAGTTTTTTGTTTATATTTACATTATAATTAAAACAAACAATATGATACGAAGTAAACAAGAAAAAACTGGACCGATTATTATAGACCTTACAGGTCCTGATGGAAATGCATACGCTCTTATGGCCTATGCTAGACGTTTTGCAACCCAATTAGGTTGGTTGGACTGTGGTTCTGCACTTATTCAAGAAATGATGTCCGGAGACTACGAGCACTTACTACAAGTATTTGATAATGCATTCGGCGAATACGTAATCCTAGAGAGATAATGGCTAAGTACAAAATACCTAGAGATAGGGTCTTTAAAGACTTTGGAATTATGAGAACCTCGTTTGGTACCTATATATGTCCGGGATGGATTCCTGTAGATGAGGGAACAACTAGAAATGATGTAGAGTTCGATGATAGTATAATTATTGAGAAACTAATAGTTCCAACCCAATTGAAGGCTGAACCACCTGTGGAACTAGAATTTAGGGTACCATCATCAAACGGGAAGTCAGAATATCTGGTCAAATACCGGAGAGAGGTTAACCAGAAAGGTGTTTGGAGTTGTAACTGTCCCGCATCAAATTTTAGAAGAGGAGATTGTAAGCATATCAAAGCCCTTTCAATTGAAAACCAACCATTTGAAAATAAATAATGTTTAATCTATTAGACCTAATAGGAACACTGGCTTTTGCCATATCCGGAGCTTTAGTTTCCATAGATAAAAAAATGGATTTATTCGGAGTGCTTATAATTACATTTGTAACTGCAGTTGGTGGTGGAACACTGAGAGATGTAATGATTGGAAGAACACCAGTAGGATGGATGCTTAACATAGATTATATCTTTGTAATAACAACAGGGTTTATAGTAACATTACTATTCAAACAATTGATAGAAAGATTTAAAATATATCTTTTTATATTTGATACAATCGGTTTAGGTGTATTCACATTGATTGGATTAGAAAAAGGAATAAACATTGGTCTACATCCTATTATATGTATCGCATTAGGTACGATGACCGCTTGTTTTGGTGGTGTGATTAGAGATATTTTATGTGCTGAAATACCGGTCATCTTTAAAAAAGAAATATATGCAACCGTTTGTATATTAGGTGGAATATTATTTTTTATACTTAAGAAATTTAACTTAAACTCAGATGTGTTGTATCTAATTACTTCATTGGTTATCATATCGGTTAGAGTAATGTCAGTGAGATTTAAGTGGTATTTACCAACCATTTGAAAATAAATAAAAAATAAATGGAATTTACATTGAATTTCATGAAACAAAAAGATATATAATACTATAATATACATAAGAAAAAAATCTTATATATATTTAGAACAAATAAAACAAGCAAAATGCAAGCAATTCAAAGACATATCATTTTTATGGAACAACCAGTCCCTACGACAGGTAGCCCGATATGTGCCTCTTATAGAAATAATGGGGATTGGAAGCATAGTGGTTCTTTTGAAACAAAACAGGTTAATATGAGTTAAACTCTATTAACATACAAATATTCAAAAGGACCTTTCAGAAATGATTGGTCCTTTTTTGATTTTACATGTTTCTGATGGTTATGGCGACCGGTAGGATTGCAAACTCTACAGATAGAGTTCGATTCTCTACAGAAACTCAAATTAAAACTTTAACATAATTTTAACACTTAAAGTTTTACCGATTGAAAGAATTGTTATATATTTACATAACAAATTAGAACAAAGGTTCTTTGACATACTGATAACCAAACTGCAGATATCGTATAATGGCCATTACTTTAGACTTCCAATCTAAAGATGGGAGTTCGATTCTCCCTATCTGCTCAATGCATTGATTACCGGCCACAAGCCTCGCACCTTTACCCTAAATCGTAGGGATATACTCAAAATGGTGAGACCGGGACGCTTTCGTAACCGCATCCAAGTGGGCAGTAGGGGATGACGAAAAGAAATAAATTGTATAATGGCGAAAATATGGAATCGGCCGATAAACATAGAAGTAGCATGAAACGAATATCCAAAGGAGAATATTCTCCGGAGAATAACGAAGCTCAGCGGTATCAATCAAACACCTCCTCGTGGTGATACTGGAAATTTAATTAGGCAGTTCATTCAATAAGCTTTAAGAATGTTCCGTTACTTTGAAAATACAAGTGATGCGCTCCGAAACCTAATTAAAAACCAAGTTTGAAATAATGCCTGTTCGTATAAAGGTGGTACAATGCTCTTTGACAGCATCGGAGGAGGATCGTTACCTCCACAGGCAACAAAAATTAACGAGTGGTATAAGAATCTCGTTTTAAAATAAAGACAATTTTATGTATTACATAATTTATAAAATAACAAATATAATCAATAATAAAATTTATATTGGATATC